CTTACCAATGTTCTTCTACTACATTGAATACCAATTTAAATGCGGACTTGTTGGATAATTGGCATATAATGGATATACCTAGAAATTATAATTCCACCGCTACTTATTCATTACAGTTCGCTCTAGGTGGTACTGATAATGGTTGGAAAAAGATATTCGCTTGTTCTGAATCGGGAGCCGGACCATATAGGTCAGTAACGGTTTGGGGAAGGATATGGTATGCATGGGGAAATCATGCACAGGATGAAGTCAGATATTACCACTTCTGTGCCATTTTCCAAATGAGAGGTGGACCTTCTGCTTCTGACAGCAATGTAGGAAATATTTCAAACTCGGCACGTCTTTATCTTCCCACATTTGCAAAAGGAATGGATAATATACGTCTTGTACGTGTAGGAACAAACAATTTTGAATTGCAGGTGCGTCAGATTAGTTCATATAACAATGGGTACATACAATACCAATATTGGGCTAACGGTGCTAACGTTTCCGCATGGAGAGGATTGCAATCCACATCCAACACGTCTGTGGCTGTATCGGCTGGAGGTGCTTCTACATTGGCTGACAGTAGGGCTTCTAGTGCGGATGTGTGGACTTCTGCAAGAACGTTCTATATACAAGACCATAACGCTGCCCATACGGGTACTGATATTAGTGTAAACGGTTCTTCAAATGTATATTTAAAACTCCCAAGTTCCATCCAATGCTCCGATTGGTTCAGAAGCACGGGAAATTCAGGATGGTATCATCAGGATTATGGTGGTGGAATATATATGCAAGACAGTACATGGGTAAGAGTGTTTGGCGGAAAACGGTTTTATGTTTCAAACGCAGATAATACTGACTTTAGCACATATACAGCAATATCAACTAATGGGGGAATATTTGCGAGAAAGAATATTACAAGTAATGCTAATATCATTGCAAACGGAGCAATTACTGCCAAGGCATCCTCTTCCGATATAAGGTTGAAAACCGATATTCAGGGTTATGATGCTATGGGTATTATCCGTAAATTCCGGAGTGTGAAGTATCACTGGAACGCTATTGCCAAGGAAAATTCCGAAGTGTTCAACCATGATAACTGGAATTATGGTCTTATCGCACAGGATTTGCTTTCCGGCGGTTATAGTCAGTGGGTGAAAGACGCTTTCAATGACTACTATACCATAGATTATGAAAGACTTATCCCCGTTGTGTGGAAAGGTTTGCAGGAAGTTGATGATGAGGTTACAAGATTAAAGAAAAGAGTAAGAGAATTGGAAAAGAGATTAGGAATTAATTAGTATATTTGCGATATGGAAGAAAATAATAAAAAAGTGGACATTTACATTGAAGGTAATGTGAAATGTAATAAATGGGCAAGTGGAATAATATATACCATGAGCGAAAAAGATGGATGGGATTTTAGTAATGCTATTGTTATCAAAGGTGACATTTGTTGTGATATCCTTAACTGTCATGGAAAGACTGTGCTTGTTTCGGGATATGTTACCGTAAAAGAACAGGAGGAAAAGTAACATGGGTCACTCTAATGGAAAGATTACAGCCCCGATAAACCTTGCTGGTGACGTTTACGCCACTCTTGGCATCGGTCCTACTAGTGATGGTTATGAATTAGGGTATGCGTGCGCAAACACCCACGGGAAAATAAACCCGTGGGCACGGTACAAACCTGTACGTTACGAAAGCCTTGCACCTGGACCAAATGAAAAATGGTGGCAAGGATGGGATGGGAACTGTGGTGTCAAACCTTTTCAAATGGCAGGATACTGGGATGCGCCAAAACACGCAGATGGAAGCATGAACGGATGGGAATATACAGCACCGACAGGTGGTAGGTTCCCATGTCGTCTTACCGACTTTAACGGATACAACCATCTTGCCAGTCCACCGATAAGTAGATTCTCCTGCCCGGATACTGCTACCAATCAGTTTACAAGTAGTAATTTTGTCTGTTCTGCGGCTATAATGATGCCATCGGAGGGGCATGATACTGATTTTCTTAACATGGGTGACTTTGCCGAGATAGCCGATTGCTATTTCGGTGTCTACGTTAAGCACAAGACCAGTCAGATGTCTAGGCGTGTTACTGCCGACAAGAAGATAGGAACAGGATACGCTACGGTTACTGTAAACTCGTGGGGTATGACTGCTGGTGATTGGGAAGTTTATCCTTTCCTTAGTACAGCTATATTGAAGCAGGATGACTCCGATATTGCTCATATAGCATACACTGTTCCAATGGTAAGTAAAAGAGATATAGAGATAGTTGGTTCTTACGTAAGCATAACAATACTTGGTGGAGTGATGCCATCCGTTATGGGATATATTGAAGTTACCGTAAGAGTAAGAAACGGTTCGAGTAGCCTTATTTCTTTCCGTAATAATAGTTGTATGTCTAGGTTTGCAAGTAAGAAATTTGAAGATCCTATGGTTATAGGTGAATCAAGAGAAACAATAAAAGATTTCCAAGTATCCGCCAATTCCAGCATTGACAAGAAGGTGAGAATATTAATATCATCGGAACTGATTAATGCAGGAACTGCAAGGGTATGGGTAAGCCTTAACAGTGCTGCATATAAGGGAAGTACATTGCTTCTTTCTATGGGTCCTAGGTTATAAGCACAATCATCCCCCTTGCCGTTTACCAGCAAGGGGGAGTGTTTATTTCGTTTTCATTAGTTTTTCCTCAAACTCCGCAATGATACAGTCTGCATCACCGCCATGTACCCAATTCTCTAAAACGGAGGAAAGAACTTCGATAGCTTGTTCTTTCTGCCACTCTGCGCCAGCGATAAACCCCATATAATATGCCGGAAACATACTTCCGCTGCTTCTGCTTTCAGCAAAAGAATGAGCCGCTTTTTCTAATGTCTGTTTCATTTCTTCTCCTCCTCTGTTTTAATCTCTGTTACTTTGCCACGACTGACAAAACAGAAACATCCCATCACATTACACAGGTATGATTCATGCTCCATCTTACACTCTTTGCATTCTTTACACAATGAACATTCGCTGCAATCGAAATTTTCATTGAATGTTTTGCTCATTTCATGCAACACACCATCTATTATTATTCCATTCTTTATTTCCATAATAAATCCACTTATCTGACTTTTTTTATGATATAAGTCCTTTAAAAATATGACTAACAACATCTACAGTCCATCCATTTCCTAGAAGCCCCATCCCTATATGTGGCTGTACTGACTTTGTGTATCCTTCTGGAACTGTCTGCAATCTTTCCGCTTCCGTAATATTGGGCGTTCTGAAACCTTTTTCGGGATTACAGTCGGGTGAGTTGAATATCAACGGTGTGAGTGATTTTTTATATCTTCTTAACAACGATTCGGGGTTCTTGGCAAACCTGTTCCATGATTCAAGCATACACCATGATTTGTCTTTCTCCACATACCCGTCCGTAATGATGTCCTTGAACAGTATTCCCTTGTCCTTCCATGCAGGTATTCCCAATTGCACCAGTAGTATCTTGCTCTCATTTGCGCGGAGAAATCGGAACTGTTGATATACACATAGTCTACTCCAAGATGTGACGAAATCAAGTCAGCCCAATCGGATTTCATCTTCACATTTTCAAGCAGGAATTTTATGTTAGGATTGAACTGTCTGATATGGTTCAGTATATTGACATATTCAAAGAATAATCCCGAACGCTCGCCATCGAAGTTCAGTTTCTCTTTCCCTAACTGTGAGAAATCCTGGCATGGTGTTCCGCCAATCAGCAAATCAATATCTTCCCACTGTATATCCCATTTGTTCCAGTTTTTAATATCCCCCAATTCAATTATATCGGGGTAATTATCCAGTGCAACCTTGATAGACGGTTCGTTTATTTCGCTTGCGTAATACTTTTCCACTCTATACCCCATTCTTTCTAGTGCGATACGTCCGCAAGCTATCCCGTCACATAAACTCAATACGTTCATTTTTCAATATATTTAAAGATATGTTTTATTGTTTCTATATTCCATCCGTTCCCAAGCATCTTGTAACGCTGTGTATCGGATATTCCATCCCATATATACCATTCGGGAACGGTTTGAAGTCGTGCGCACTCGGTGGGGGTAAGCCTACGAATGCGAAAATTACCGTTATCAACTAGCGCCATACCGTTTGCCATTGCTCCCTTGTGTGATGTAGCAAGTAATGTATGAGCCTTATCGTCTATACTGCGTATATTTTTCTTTATATATTTGTTTGGAATTGTAATATCGGCAATATTAGGAGTACCAATTATAACGCATGGTTGTGAGCTTCCATCATTTCTAGCCCTTGCCAGCAGTGTACATGATTTACCAGATTTTATTCCACGGAAATGCCTCCCTCCAAATCCACATATCGTTCCCGAAACAACTATCAGATTGTCCTTTTGTACTGTTGTAAGGCAATTGGTTTTTCCATCTCCCCTAGGTTCAAGCTGCTGGATGTTCTTTCTCTGTTCCTTTACAATCCCGGCTTCATATTCCTTTCTTATCTGTTTTCCATATTCGGTTCTTTTTGGAGTAAGGCAGGCTGATTCACGCCCTCGCATCGCAACACATGTCGGATCATTATCCGTCTTTGCCCTGCCCTTCAAGCATTCAATCATCTTGTCAGACAAGAAATATTTTTCATCAACCTCTTCTTCAAGAATATCCCTTAACAATATTCCCCTATCTTCCGGCTGTGGAATATCGTCATGGATATCCGTCCAGTATATGCGCCTTCTGTTTTGTGCCGATACAAGTGCGGAGTTGATATGTATTCCTTTCCTCCCCATTGTTTCATTGAACACAGATTCCCATTTCTTTCCCATTTCCACATTTTCAAGGAAGAACCTGGGATTGTCACCACGCTCAATAAGTTCGTGGTATATACGTATGTATTCCCAAAACAGATAGGATTGCCCTTCAAACTCGAAACCGTTCTCCTTCAATTCAAGATACGTTTGCAAGTCTAAAACCTCCATGCCTTCTTTCGTTGAAAGCCCTTTTCTCTTGCCGGACATGGACAGGTTCGTACATGGCGATCCTCCGATTATCAAATCTATCTTATCCAGTCTGCTTACTTCAAGTTCTCTTACATCACCAAGCTGTATGGTGTCAGGAAAGTTCTGCATGGTTGCCTTTATGGCAAACTTGTCCACTTCGGACGCATAGTATTTTTCTACAGGAATGCCAAGTTCGGAAAGTGTTATCCGTCCGCACGACATTCCATCGAAAAGGCTCAGTACATTCATAGATATGTTTTTTTTAAATTTTCAGCAAATATACGACATAAAACCGTATGCAACCAATACGTTTAACTTTTTTTTAATTATCTTTGCGATAATAGATAAAATTCATAATATGCAGTTTTCCATAGTACCAAAAATAGATGCCGAGATTATGTTTTCGGAAGATGACCTGTCCGTTTTCAGACAATCGACAGACGGATTGTATTATATGCTCCATACCGAAAAGGTTATGGAAGTGATGCCTATGACGTTACCTGAGGACGGAACGGAATACCATTTCCCTTACGAAACATACGACACTGGCACAAGAGAGTTTGAGAAGCTGCTTTTATCCGAGGAATGGAATAAAATGGACGAAAAATGAGAAAAATAGGTTTTTTTAACATAGGAAAACTTGGACTTGTAAAATCGGCAGGTACAGGAAAGACCGATATAAACAAGGTGATAGAAGAATGGATACCAAAACACATGGTGTTTTGGTATGATATGTCAAAACCTGTGGATACATATATTCCTAGCGTTTCCTATGCAAATCTTTTTGTGGCCCTAGGAGGAAAGATAACTTATGATAAGAATATAAATAAGTGTATCATAACTCACACTCCCACAAACAACAATAATCAGGCATTTTGGCAAATTCCATGTCTTGCGTTACAGACTGTTGAATCCTATAAAATACGGGTGACAGGATTGCCCGAGGGATTTACTATGAAAGGACGATTAGGGTATGATAGTATTCAGATAACTTCTGATGGGGAGTATGATGTAAATTCATATACTAACAGTAGTACAACAAATACGTCATATCCCGGATTTTATTTGGCAGGTGATAATGTGAATGACGTGGATTGTAATATTGTGGTAGAAGAAATACCTACAAAACAATCCGTACCCACAAACGAGATACTAAAAGCTAATCCTTATTTGCAGGATTTCAGTGGAAACAACAGACCTCTGAAACTTAACAATTTTCTGTTCGCGGCAATGAGTGGTGTGGGAGGGTATGAATTAAATTGGACTGACCAAAGTATATGGGCTAGGTTTTTAGGAAGTAGATTTAATGGAGCCATAGAACCGTATAAACTGACTGTTACTTCTGCGTTAGGTTCTTATAATATCATGGAAACTAAAGTGCCTTCGTATGCTAAAAAATTCAAAGTTAGAATAGATGGTATAGTTGATGAAACGGTAGCTTATAAATATATAAACGCAAGCGGAACACTAGTAAGTTTTGATATAAAGGAAGATGGTGAATATGAATTACCGTCAAATAATACCATAGAAGGTAATTTTAATATGGGATGGGCTATTTTAGTAAACTCCTATCCTCATACCTGTAATATCACAATTGAGCAAATCCCATCCTACCCCAACGCCCTAGTGACAGACGGAGTGGATGATTACGGTGTTGTGGAGAACTTGCAGCAGGGCGTTAAGGTGTTGTTTGTAACTATCAATCCGTTTGTTGATGGAAAGTTTATCTATGACCAAAGACTGAATACTACTGAACCTTGGCTGTTTGCCGTATTCAATGACAAAGGTAGTATTGCTTATAATAGTAGGAACTCAAACGGCAAGACCTATATTGATGGAACACTGAATGAATCTACAATAGTTTCCGCTTTGTTAAACAAAAAGCAAATAATCACCATAGTAAACAATGATGTGACAGGTGATAAAACTAAAACTCCTGTATTCTTTAGCAATACTGACCATGATAGCGGATGGATTAGTTCAGCTTTCTACAACTCCATCGGTTTCGATTCCGTTCCTACGAAAGAAAATGACGGATTTACCGAACAGGATTTGATTGATTACTATATACCGAAGGCTATCGTAACGATAACCGTGGTGGACGTATCTGGCTCACCCATACAGGATGCAACGGTCACGGTGGGAGGTGTACAGTACAAAACGTTGTCTGACGGTACAGTGAAAGTACGGGGTATGGCAAATGGCACGATGTCGCTGTCTGTAAAGAAAGACGGGTATATGCCGTTTTCTGACAATTCATGGAAGCTTGCTGATTCAAGGATAACGCTAGAGGTTCTTCGGAATACCGTAATTACCGAAAATGGATACAGCATATTGCTTGAAAACGATGGTTTAATACTAACAGAATGAAAAAAATGGAAGATAATCTTAAAATTTCACAGATGCCTCCCGTTGAAACCGCTACGGGAGAAGAGATGATACCGTGTGTGACAGGAAGTCCTAAACAGAACAAATCCGTCACGGTGTCCAAGATAAGGCAGGGCATGGTAAAGGACGAAAACTATGTGCATACCGACAACAACTTTACTACCCAGTTAAAAACCAAACTTGACGGGATAGAGAAAGGCGCACAGAAGAATACCGTCATAGGCGTGAAAGGTAATGCCGAACAGTCTTACAGGACGGGCAATGTCAATATAACGAAAAACAATATAGGTCTGTCAAATGTGGACAATACGTCCGATGCCGAAAAGCCCGTATCCACCGCACAGCAAGCAGCCCTAGACAAGAAAGTGGACAAGGTGGACGGTAAAGCGTTATCCACAAATGATTTCACCAATGACTACAAAACGCTTCTCGAACAGATAAAGATGCAGCAGGGGAACATATATGGAGTGGAGATGAGAAGAGGGCAGACAGACCCAGCCTTTCAGACATGGATAGGAAAGGAAGAGTTCAAGACATCCCATCCCATCCTCAACTCTTTTCGTGTGGCAAAGGTAAAGGACGGTAAGGTAGTAGGATTCCTTGACCAGACCAATTTCTTCAAAATGGCTGATGGTAGCCCGTCAAATATTGTAATAACTAGTTCTTCAACTTACGCTCCCGAAATAGAAGGACAAGTAGAAGATGATGGAAGCGATATTATGCTTGTAAATACCAAATCTTTCTGGGTAATTAACGGAGGAACGGATGATACGTATGAAAGAAGGCTTGTCGGTGATGCTCCATTTACATACGGTGGCGATACGGCCATAGAGATAAAACCGTTCGGAATGAGTATCGGTTATTCTACAATAAAGGAAGGAAAGCAGAGATCTATTATAGACTATACAATACAGGGTTCAGCGTCAGCAGGAAATCTAGGTGTAAACATAATGGAAGGAAACGGGTGGCCTACAACAAGTGGATCACGTTTTGATTTTGAGAAGTATGCTAGAAACAAAAATGGAGATACGACAAAGAACTATCCTTACGCCAATGCGTTCGCCCTTGACCTTGAAGTATGGTGCACGCTTCTGTTCATTAAGTTCAGAACAAAAGACCTGCACGCACAGTCTGTTTGCGGAAAAGGAATATCATCCAACGATTCAGCCCCCGATGCGTCAAGCTGGGGAAAAATGACAGGCGTCAGGTTCAAGAAGGCGGACGGTCAGACCTATGTGTATTACAAGTTGAACGGGCAAGGATTTAAAGCATCAGAAACAGGAACTGCTTACAATTTCGCCCAACTCATAAACAACTACCATCCTTGCATGAAGATGTTTGAAGCACAGCTTGCCATGTCATACGCAAAGGAACACAATGTCTCTCCCGACACCGAGTTTGAATATGGAAGCACAAAATACAAATACTACAACTTCCAAGGTCATAACGGATTGGCTGACGGGGAGATGTCGGGTATCGTAGCCAAGTTTGTCAATGCAACTGTAACCAGCGGATGGAGTATTCCTGACGATGCGGCAGTGACAGACCGTGAAATAGAGATATGCTTCACACAGCCTATCATTCGCGGACGTATTGTCGGGTGGGGAGATATATGGATGTGGTACAGTGGGATAGATTGTGTCATGCACGATTCCACATCCATAGACATCTATCAGACCTATGACGTGAACAATCTGACTACGGACAATGTAGCCACAGATAAGAATCCTGGGGAATCTTATGGATTTGAGAATACGTATGATTTTGTCGGTTCTATGGCTAGAGGTGAAGGATACATAACGAAGAACTTTGAGAACTCGCTCATTGGAGAGGTCAAGGGAAGCAATCTTCACACGGGGGAATGTCATTACAACTGGTTTACGGGAAATGCAGGTTCGGGTAAGATTGGAAGGCGTGGTGTTTACTTTGGTGGTCGGTCGCACCACGACGCTTGTTCTCTGCGGAGTGGTTGTTTGAACCGTGATCCTTCGAACGCGGACACGAACTTCGGTGGCGGCTTTCGTTGTACAATAACCCAACCCTAATTTTTCACTTCGTGAAAAATCCCCCTCCCAAAACTTGCAAAATATATTAATAATGTTTAAGTTTGCATAATTAAAAATCTAACCAAATGCGTCAGCAAAGTTAAATAAGTCTGTCAAAGGCGGTTAGTTGAAAAAAGGCGGTCTGTAGAATGGTGGTGTTTACTTTGGTGGTAAGTCGAACAACGACAATTGTTCTCTGCGGAATGGTAATTTGAACCATGATCCTTCGAACGCGAACACGAACATCGGTGGCAGCTAACGTGCTAAAAAAATTACTGCTATACAGAAGCCTCGTCAGGAAGATGAAAAATGTCAAGACAACCCATTGTTTGAGGATGGGAACTTATTAGTACATTTACAGTTGTAGGTATATGGAAAGTTAGTTATCTTTGGCTCAACGGACAAAGAAAAGCACGTAAGATGAAAAGATTGAATAATATTTTTGAAACGATAGGCAGTATGGATAATATTATCTCTGCTGCTGAAAAGGCAAAGAAAGGAAAGAGAAATCACAGGGGTGTGAGGGATTATGAGAAACATAAGGATGAATATCATCAGAATGTTTATCAGATGCTCAAAGACAAATCATACCATGTAAGCAAGTATGAGGTGATAGAGAAAGTGACTGATGCAGGAAAGGTAAGGGAGATACACAAACTCCCGTTTTACCCAGACAGGATTATCCAGCACAGCCTTTTGATACCCATGATGGACAGATGGACGAAAAGCCTTACACTTGATTCATATAACTGTCTGCCTAAAAGGGGAATTACAAGTAAGGTAAAAAAGCATTCCCTTGTGAGAAAGATGAAACGGACATTGCTTGAGATGGATAAAAACGGGAAAATATACGTTTTGAAAATGGATATTAAGAAGTTTTATCCGTCCGTAAGGCACAGCGTTTACAAGAAGGCATACAGCAAAGATTTGAAAGACAGGGATGCGTTATGGCTTATGAATACGCTTAATTATAGCAATAAAGGTCTGGCTATTGGCAATCCTGACGCTCAGATAGGAAGCCATTTGGTATTAAGGTCTTTGGACCATGTTGTGAAGGAGCAGTTCAAAGTAAAGCATTATTTCAGATTTGCCGATGATATGGTGATATTATCCCATGATAAGAAACAGTTGCATGAATGGCTGTGGAGGATAAGAAATTACCTGTGGTATGAAAAGAAATTGGAGATGAAGAAAAATTACAGGATATTCCCCGTTTCAGAAGGAATAGATTTCGGTGGATTCGTCTTTACTCCTGGCCATACCAAAATAAGAAAGAGAATAAAGAAAAACTTTGCGTCAAAACGTAATAACCCAAAATCAATTACGAGTTATATGGGTATGTTGATGCACTGTGATTCTAAAAACTTAATTAATAAAGTTTTAGTTAATAATAATAGCCACATGACAAAGATTAGTGACTTGAATATAAGAGTGTCAAGAAAGTTTGACGGAAAGGATGTAAAGATAGACAAACTTGTCGATGAACATATAGACATTCTTGATTTTGATGTAAGACCATCTACAAAGAAGGACAATAGTACATGGGTAAGAATGCAGATACTGTTCAAAGGAGAAAAATGTTTTGTGAAAGGCGGATACGAAGCATTAGGGATGTTTCTTTCCCAAGTAGACAAAAGTCTTTTACCATTGGAGGATGTTGTCATAAAATTCAATAGAGGTTATTATTTTGATGGTACGTTAGATATTTAAAATATGGAAAGAGGTTTGATTTTTGACGAGAAACCTGCCTTTATCTTGGATTTAGGCACTGGATATAGCAATGTTCATTTAAACATTGAACAAGTTGACGAACCCGAAACGGACGATATGGGAAATATTGTACAGGAAAAGTTCGTCAAAAAGTGGAAAGCCGATGTACAGCGTGTAAAGAACCCTGTATCATACGACAAAACGGTAGATGCCGCCATAAAGGATGAATTTCCCAACGGTGAGGAAGAAGCGGCTCTCAGAAAAGGTATTTTAAACAAACTTGATGCAGATTATGTAAAGCTGAACGAGTTTGCCGAAAGTGTTAAACAATCTTACTTAAAAGGATATGGAGAGCAATGACAAACAACAGATAGGTGGATATTTCTCCACCAAAAACGCTTCAAAAGATGAAGCGTTAAAAGGTATAGTAGCTGCAAGAATATCAGCATCCGAAGATGTTACCGATAAGGAGTACACAGTATTGTCAAACTTGATAAGGGTAGCCACATCAGAAGGATGCCGTATCTCATTGGTACAGGAAACAAAAAGCAGGTCAAGCAGGATAGCACCAACAGGAATGCTTCTTCCAGCAGGAACAGTGGAATATTTTTCAGTTACACCGGGAAGCAAAGTAAATATTACAGGAACAGCGAATATTTCATCTATTGAGTAGGACATGGGCATGAATTATAACACTATATTAGCTTCCTTACTTGACGGGATATCTCTAGCATTGAAAAGCGGAAACTCGAATGTTGATGCGGAACAGTTCAACTTCCTTACTGACGCAATAAACAGATCAACTATCATACCGTCTTATTTTGATAGAGAAAATGCCATAAAATATCTCGATGTAAGCGATACAGAATTTGCAAGGCTTACATACAAAGGCACTAAGTTTCATCCCGTACAACCGTTATTATCTCCCGTGAGAGTACAAGGAATGACAAAACCCGTTTATTTGAAAGAAACATTGGATGCTCTTAAAAACAACGGGCTTATACGTCCAAAGAAGTCAAGGGGCAAATACAAGACTAAAAGCTAGGGAAATTATACAACCTCATACGCATACATTGTAACACAATCATCTTTATTCTCCATATTAACCGCTTGGAAAATGTTTTCTTCATTATCCAAAGCGGTTATTTTATATGTTCCGTTCGTCAGATCAACAGTGTCACCTAATTTTATATAAGCGTACTTGTTTCCACTAGGTATTAAATACGTAATCTTTATTGGATTATTATTCCATTTTTTTAATTCTTTCATCTTCAATTCCTCTATTTTAAAATTATTGCGCTAATATACGAATAGGAAAAACAACACACAAGCAAATAACTTATTTTAACAAGTTTAAACTATCTGAAACACAATAGGTTATACTGCGAAATTTTTATTTTTGTTTAGGCAATCCATGTTGTAATTTTACATTCGTAAAGATGAGTGCACAGTCTTTACGGGAGTTATAATACACACACATTAAATTACAATATTATGGGTTCAGACAAAATTTTTATGTTCGACAATCCTGCCGCTGGAGAAAGCGCAGGTATTATGTCAATGATTCCTGCACTGTTGCAGAATAAAGGATTAGACCCCAATCTTGTAGCTGCCTTGATGAATGGAAACAAAAATCAAGACGCTTGGGGTGGTGCTGGTTGTTATTGGATCTGGATTATCCTGCTCTTCTTCCTGTGGGGTGGTAACGGATTCGGTAACGGGTTTGGCAATGGAGCAAACGGAATCCCTGCTCAATTGAACAATGAAGCAGGACGTGAATTGTTGATGAATGCTATTCAAGGAAACGGAACAGCTATCAATCAGTTAGCTAATTCTTTGAACTGCTCTACTCAACAGTTGCAGAATGCTATCTGCCAAATTCAAGGACAGATTCAGCAAGTTGGTAACCAGGTAGGTCTTTCCTCTCAACAGATCATCAACTCAATTCAGTCCAATAGTGCAGCTATCGGTTCTCAGCTTGCTTCTTGCTGCTGCGATATCCGTACAGCTATTGAACGTCAGGGATGTGATAGCCGTTTGGCTACTGTAGAGCAGACCAATACTTTGACAAGCAATGCAAACACTCAGTTTAACATTCTTGGCGCAAAGATAGACGCTCAAACAGCTATCATCAATGATAAATTCTGTCAGCTTGAAATGCGTGAAATGCAAAACAAGATAGATGCACTTAGACAGGAAAACAGCAATTTGGCTCTGGCTGCTTCTCAACAGGCTCAGACTGCAAATATAGTTGGACAACTTAAGGCTCCGTGCCCGGTTCCAGCATATTTTGTGCCTAACCCAAATTGTTGCTATGGAGGTTATCCGTTCATGGCTGGTTTTGGTGCAGGTTATGCTGCTGGTGACAACTGTGGTTGCAATTGCTAAAGTTTAGTTAAGAGTTTTTGATTTGTATATAAATTACAGGTCAGAAACTCTTATCCCGATGCAAAATAATAAAATTCTAAAGAAAGGGAAAAGTTATGAGTTATTTTTTTAATCCTTATATGATGGGATATAATGCTAACCGTTTCAGAGGGGTACATAGACTTGACTTTGGAGGAATACCGTTTGTTCGGACATCTTCTGTAACAACAGACACGACAAATTCAGAGGTTATCTATGGTATTAACCCGTGTCTGTTCAGACGATTGCCAAATCAAGGTATTTTGCTATTAAGCGTAAATCATGTTCCTGCTGCCGGATCTGACGGGTATCTTGTTTCTGTGGCTACCACACTGACAAATACCACATCAACATCCACAAGCAAGGTTCCTTTGGTGAACGGTTCGGGAGATCAGATTCCGTCTAGTGAAATTTCACAAGGCAATAAATACTTTGTCTATTACGACAAATGTAATGGGATATTTCAAGTAGTTAATCATATCGTTGCACCTGCTACTGCCGCACAGGCTAGAAGCACTGTAAAATGATATTAAAAAGTTAGAATAAGTATGTTTCAATCAATACGACAAGGACAGCAGTTCTTCATATTGCATAAAGGGGAAAACCCAAGATGTGATGTGGGCACTGTGGTAAGTGTTTCAAATCCTGTTCCTAAATATCAGAACGGATATACAGCATATCCTCTTCCGCAAAATGAAATGGTTGTGGATGTGAAAGTTAAGGTTGGAGATGATACTCTTGATTTTCAAAAGTTGCCAGCCAATCTTAGTATAGCAGACTTTTCCCAAGTAGGCGGAAATGTGGTTGTATCGGAAAGCAAGGATGCCATCAATGCAGAGATAGAAGCAATGAAAATAAGTAGTGTAAGGGTTGTGGAATCTGTGGAATACCATCAGAAAGTAATCAAAAGCTGCGATGAGATGCTTACAGCGTTAAATCCTGCATTTGCCGAAAAGGCACAGCAGGACAAGGAAATGAAAGAACTTAAAGGTGAATTGTCACAGATAAAGGATATACTTGCACAACTTGCTGCTTCTGGTATCAAATTGCCTGATGTGCAACATACAAACAATAATAATAACAACAATAAAAAATAAACACTATGGGTTGGAAAGTATATGGAATGGACCGTAGCTTTGAAGGTGAAGATATGGACCGGGAATTAGAAAAAGCGTATAAAGAAGGTTATCGTGACGCTATGGAAGAAATGGAAGATCGCTATGGTGAACGTGGCGGACGTGGCGGACGAAGTGGAGGCGGTTATGGCGAAAGAATGTGGGATGATGACGATGAATACGGAGAAAGACGTGGGGTCAAAGGTACTGGTCCTTACGCCAGACGTAGACGCTAATTAAATTGGTTTAAGCCCGTAGTGGTTTGCTACGGGCTGTTTTTCTTTAAAAACAAAAGCTATGGAAAGAACGAGATTAGATGTATATGAGAAACTTCCTTCGGGAATGGAAAAATATCTTGCAGAACACGGATGGAACTTCTCTAAGAAATTATGTGAATATGCCGTTTCCAAAATGAAAGACAGGAACGGAAACAAAATACACCCGTATGACAAAGATCAAGTAGAAGCATTGATGAAGCAATTCAATGTTGAGTTGAAGAATGATGTGGAATACAACAAGGTTTATGTATTGAATATGGTACGTGCCGACTATATGGGTTCATCCATAGTCAATGAACAATATGCCTGTATGTTTGTAAAAGACTATCTTGACGATGTTGACGGAAGCCCTACCCGTGCTCTTGACGAGTATTATGCAAAGTGTATAGCCTGTGGAACACCTTTCTCTTGGGAGGATTATATCTGATTGCTATGGTACGCCAAAGACTATACATTGAGGAATATGATTGGACGGTTGATGTATTCTATTCTGTGGATAAATACTCTTATTTAAGAGCGATATACAGACTGGAATATATTGGCTGTCCTTTTCATTTGCTGAACAGGATAACGGATAAGATAAAGACTGAAAAATACAATTATGGTGTCACATATTCAAACGACAAGTGTACTGTAATTATTATCAGTCACAGTACGTCTGATGAAGAATTTATGAATACACTGGAGCATGAAAAACAACACATGATTGGTCATATAATTGACTATTACGGCATAAAGCCTTCATCAGAAGAAGCCGGATATCTTGCAGGATATGTAGGTGCTTTATTTACAAAGCCTATAAAAGACGAAATTTGCGATTGTTGTAAGAAAAAACTAAAATAAATCATTATGAAAAAGATTTTTATGGCTATGATTAGCGGAAAAAGCAAAGAAGAAGTATATGATATGCTTAACGATTCGGAAAAGGAAATCCTGTTCGGTATTGCTCAAAGCATGGGAATGACACGGGTGGAAAGAAGAAAAATGAAAAGAAAATACGAAAAGAGAAGATAGGGAAATTCCCTATCCTCTCTATTATCAGTTAAAACTTTTGTATAATTCAAGATTGTTGAAAACATAACACTCTTTATCCTTGATTTGAGGATACATATAAGAGGGAATATTCGCTATCTTTCGGGAATTACCCCAATATGATATTCGTTCGTCTATATCAAACAGAAGTTCCGGAGTATCGTAGAACAGGTTCAATTCTCCTGCCTTTTGTACATCTTCATCCCATTTGCCTTCGTCACGGGCAATATATAGTTTTAAATTGTTCATATCTATATCAGTTATACACAAATACTTTTAAACTCCGATTGAGAAATCTGTCCTTTCTCTTTGATTACTTCAAAGAAAGCAGTAGCTGGACAAACATATGCGTCTGTCGTTGTAAGACAAACTCCATCAGAAGGGAAGTATTTACAACCTATATCGTTGTCCCAATCTATATACTTTTGAGCTTCTATCGCTACTTTATCGCAATGTTGCCTATATGAGGTGTACGAGCTTCCGACTTCGTTTATCAATCTCTTTATATTCATTTCTTTCTTGTTTTACGCCTATTCATAAGGGTTTGTTTTACAGTAATTTTTATTCTCTGACATATTCAGTAGCTTATTTAAAGACTCATCTGAAAGAAGATGTTTGTTGCTAGAGTTTCCAAGCATTAAACGAGGTTCAATATTTCCATCTCTCATAAATTTCTGTATCTCGTATATATGAAAAAGTAAACCTTCACAATCTACTGCATAGTATTCAATGCCATCGTCATTACTAGCCGATACTTCGTAACCAATACATCCACCATCTCCAATATAAGTATTTATCTCAATATTACGGCAAAAACCGTAACTGATAAGTAATAGCCTTAATACATCTTTTCCACTCATATTCATTCCTAATTCGATTTACACTAATTCAATTATAGCCTTCTTTAAATTAACAAATAAAGGTATTGCTGACATGCCCCCATTGCAATCCAACTGTCTTAAAGAGGGTACAACCTCTCCGTTATCATCAATATCATAATCTGCAATATAGGCTAACTTCTTCGCTTCGGGAACTAATATCCTTTCATGAGCCGGGACCGTTATACAGACTTTGCTTCCAATAGGGAATCCTTGGTTAGATTCAATGTATTCCTTTTCCAACTGTTCCCTTTCTCCATTCAATTCTTTTAGCTTTAAATCAATGGCGTATCTTTTGCTTAAAAATTCTTCTTTATTCATCTTTTTGTCATTCTAATTTATTCTAACGTACTTGCCTGCAATATCGCAGGTTCTCAATATTTCTGCATTATCCTCACCAAAAGCGATGAGAATACTGCCACAGCCAGGAGAATCCCCACGAGTTCCGTCTGGACGGAAGAATTTTATTCGATTCCTCAAAAACATCATACCGGTTGCTTTCTTGAAGATGATGTCTTGAAACTTATTGCTGTCACATCGGTTAAAAAGTAGTGCTATACCGTTGCCGTGTTCTGCCAATTTCTCTACAAACTGCCACATAAGCGGTTTGGAGTACGGAGGATTAAGCCAAATTCGCCCCCCCCCAATTTTGTATAAGACCATTGTCCTGCTTGTTGTACATGATTTTTGCAGTAGGCCAAAGAGGGTGCATGGGGGCACATGGGTCTAAATCAAATTCACCTAATGCGTCTATAATTTCTTTCGGTGTGTACCATTCATCGGTACTATTAGACGATCTTTCAAAAGTTGTATTCATTTCTTTTATGTTTTGAGTGTTATTTATTTCTCTTTTAACGAAACATTTCTATTACCACTTTATTTTCCGAGTTTCCATCATCAGGATGTACATCAGTAAAATCAATGACAGAAAAATCATATAGATCAGGAATGTATTCAGTTTGATAATCTCCTGTATTCATTACGATATTTATTTCAGCATCCTTATTGACAACTAACATTAGTTCGTCAATCATGTCTTGGACAGTAATTATTCTTTTCATCATTGTTTATATGGGTTTTACAAAGCCGCCTAAGGCTCATATTTATATCAATTTTAATGCTTCCTGTAAAACAGCTTCAAGTGCGTCTTCGTAGACATCCCATTTACCACCATCATTAGGTCCTTCATAAACAGAACTGGTTATATGAGTTCCATTGTCAGCTTTAGATATTTCGTATCCATAGCCACAAGCACAGTTATATACACATATATGAATATTTTTGGTTTCACGTAACCACTTCTGGGCAACGGATTGCGGAGGAAATTCTATATCTGTAAACATCCCTTTCTCTTTCAGCGACTTTGCTGTTTCTAATGTTACAAGTTCTTCGGTCATAATTTTATTCTCCTTTCAATTTCTTTATTAGCGCATCAGCGAAACCAAGGCTCCATTCTACTGTCATATTTAAACTAGCATTCATTACCTGTTCATGTGAATTGCTGCAAAATCCTTGCATGGCAGCTTTCGCTAGTTCATATCGCCTCTGTTCCCAGTCAATAGCTGAAAAATCAAGTTCGCATTCTCTGTAAACCATATTACCACACACATATAAATAATCTTTGCTATGTTGAGAGTTGATGTTTAATTGGGGAGTTACATCTACCAAAACTCCTGTTGATTTTACTCTTGCTTTCATTGTTTAATCATTTATTTTAACATAACGCTTGGTAATAGTACCGAATGAATGATACCGATGCCAAACTATATTTCCACGCTGAATTTCAGTAAGCCAATCACAAGCTTTAAAAACTTGTCCTACATTGTATAGGAATGGCATTTTTTGAATCTTTCTTTTTATTCTTGCTTTCATTGTTCATCCTTTGTTTTAAAATGTTCGATTAATTCGTTTACGGAAGCCTTGTGGTAATTGTCAATCTCAAAATCATTAGGCATCCCATAGAAATCCATTCCAGACAAACCTCTATCAGAGCCATCCCGGTATATACCCCAATCGCCCTTACCATTAGTGAATAATTGATTGTTGTCTGTATCATCCTTTAATGCAGCTATAGCCAGAAAAAGTTCCTCATTCGTTCCGCAATCAATACTTCCATATTTTTTCAAAGGATGCCCATTTCTTATCACATGATTTTCTTGGGATAGTAAAAAGAACTTTCCATTGTGACACATAATAAAATCATACTTGTTATCATCATCTGCATAATATTTAGGCTTACCATGTGAATATCCCAACTCTTCCAGCCCTCTCCGAAGTTCCTGTGTATTTTTGCGTATAAAGCAGGGTGTTGTAAATCCCATAGTTATTCCTCCTTTTCAACTTTAACATATCCGTTTTCAATGCACCAGCACAACATATCGTAGGCTGCATCAATGAGTTCTTTACTTTCTGTAATCTTTATCATAGACCTAGTATAAGATTCCATATACAAGCATGTATAGCTATCTTCAAGTTTTTGGATGGTCAGCACTTGATTGCCGACGAAGCAAGGCAGCTTATCGAGAATATCCTGCAAGGTGTAGATATGGTATAATCCAAGTTCTTGTAAATGCTTCATTTGCTCGAATGACAATACCTGTTTCATTTTTTATTGTATTATGATTCATTACTGTTCCGTTCCATAATTCCATTATTTTTTATATTAATCGCTATACCTCATGATGGATCTATTAATAATGTATCCATTTCTCTCGTTATAATGTCCACCACAGGAAAATTCTTTATAGCCCTTTTCTTCTATCTTCCAACGAGGATCAGACGCCCCATTAAAATCTGAATCAGAGTGGATCTCACCAAGTCTTTCAAATTCTCCGTTAAGTTCTTTGTCTTTTATATCAACAATAACAGAAACATCTTTTCGTAGGGTATATGTAACCTTATACTTCATTTTTTCTTGATTTGAGGATTATTCTTGTTTTTTTACTTCATATTCCTTTTCTCTGAGATACGCTGCTATATACTCATCATCTCCGACATCATTAAGGACATCGAAAAGATAGCCACTTACATACTTCGCAACTGCTTAAGCATTTGCATAATCAATTTCCTTTCATATTTAAATTTGTGATTCATGTACAAACAATCGTTCTACGGCTTTTTTGGTAATTGTCTGATTAATGGATGTTTTCAATTCATGCTCCCAAATACATACAAAGTCATTTGGTGCGTAATATTCAGAAACAAAAACTTTATGTCCTTCATTTACTTTCTGCCTACACCATTCCCAAAATCTAACATAATCGAAATTTTTAGATATTTCATATTGTTTTGTCCCTTGATATGGAATATCACAGTAAACAATAGAGTTATTGGGTATAATTAAGTTTGCATAATCTTCACTATGCCATTGAATATCTTTTAGATTATCAATTTGGCTCAAAGTATTACGTATTTGCTCACTTATATAATCTCTTTGTTTTACATTATGCCCGGAATATCCACCATCAAAAAAGCGTCCATTGAAACTTCCCATAAAACCAATCCAACCAATCATTGCCATATCATCATCTGAAATACTTTCGTTTCCTCTATATATATTTCGATAATAGGAATAAGTTTCTTTTGATATTTTAATTGGGAATTTTCTACCATTACATAAATATTTCCACATACTAATCAGAAATTTATTCTTATCGTTCCCTATTCGCAAACCTTTTACCTTATCAATGGTATTGCAACCGCCACAAAACGGTTCTACGTAATATTGACCGTCTTTCCTGTCTTTTAATATTATAGGCAAGATGTATTTTGCTATTCTTGATTTACTACCCATATATTTCATATTCAATCTCCTTTCTCTTTAATTCGTTCCAGCATATCCCTGTTGGCGTATAGTATCTCATCGAAAGACGGGATGGGCATCCATGCTACAACATTATAGGTCTGCAATCCATACAAGAAGGAATTAGCATCTTTTGCGTAGTCTTTTTCTGTCCTATGAGATATATATATTTGTTTCCCGTTATAAACTATTACTTTTTGGTTTAAAGAAGGCAGTTTATCTTCAACGCTTATCCAAGGTGATTGCTTTGACTGCCATTCGGCACCAGAAATAAAGTCAACAATGCAGTACGGTTCACAATGACGCTGCCTGTTTCTGCAATCATTGGAATATTCCCTTGCCGCTTCTTCTACTGTCTGTTTCATATCTATCTTGTTCAATAATTTCTTCATTTTTAGGATTATCCATTAAACTCATCCATATACCCCATCTCTTTCAAGCGGATATTAAACTCTTCAACCGAATCATTATTAGGAATGAATTGTTCAAGAACATCGTTAAAAGGGTGCATATAGTTTTTTAAAATATCATTAGCCTCTTCTTCTCCACGTTTCTTTCCTAATCGGTCTTTGCATACTTCTATGTAATCATCTTTTGTCATATTGTAGTGCGTGACTGTATCAACAATTGTACTAAACCGACAATATAAGCCGTTTGGCTGTTGGGCTATAAATGATCCCATAATTACCTCCTTCTAATTTTTTATTTATCCACGGTTGATTTTACAATAATCTTATTATCGGATGATGGCATTACAACCACATTTCCGGCATCTGTGCTAATTTTTAGGATAGGATTAAAGTCAAAGTCAGTAGTGGCTACTATAATCATATCTCCAAAAACATATCTTTTATCTTGTTCCAATTCGTTCATATCTGTTTCGTTATGAAGGTTTATTAATTACCAAGTCGCACTCAGGTGCCCATCCTAAAGATTTCGCACCATCCCATACATTGTATAACCATTCATCCACATATCCCTTTTGTGGATTATAATTAGAATGATGGAGGTTAATTATCTCAACATCTTTGCCAATCTTAGATTTATCTGGATGATTGGCTATTTTTACTTTTTCTCCAATCCTAAATTTAGCTTCCATTACTTCCGTTTTTTAGTTGGTATATAAATTGGGGATGCTTTCCCTTTATTGTTTTTGTTTATGCCATTCATTTGTTCAACCATCTTTTGAGTGAAGATGGTTGAACCAGCAAGACCTTTGATATTCTTTCCCATATTAGTTCCTTTCGGTTTAGTTTTGAATTAATTCCGTTTTATCTTTATGATATCAATCTTTCCTCAACGCACCAACATAGCATTTCATAAGCTGCATCTATTAATGAGTAAGATAAAAATTCTTGATAATAATCAAATTCGTCAGACATAGAATAACATATATGCCAACAATTGTCACTAAAATACATTGTAATCCAATAAGTATCCGTTCCTGTTTTTATCTCTTTTGGTAACAGTTCCAAAATGTCAAGCAAAGTAAATGCAGGAATACAATGTTCTTTTCTGAACGGTTCCTTGAAAGTTCTCCACTCTCGTAAAGATAATTGTGGTTGTTTGCCTTCCTCATAAGGATATAACATCCAAGTCATTGATGCGTTACCTGTATTCACTCCAAGTTCTTGCAGGTGTTTCATTTTGTCAATCGACAGCACATTCTCCAAAATTCCCATCGGTTAAAATATTTTTAGTTTTATTTGATACGCTTGCAGTAATATATCTGTTAGTCGTTCTTATATCAGAATGACCAGCCATAGACTTTAACTCTGCTTCTGGTATTCCCATATTAGCCCATCTTGTAATAGCTGTTCTACGCCCTGTATGCGTCTTGATGAACTGATATTTCGGTCCTTTCATAAGTACATTAGCCCGTCTTACAAATACCTGCTTGTTTATACCTGCCCTACATCCAAGGGTTGGTAGAACTTCGTTCATTGTTGTCTTTAACGAAGATTCTATATTGTATTTATCGAACGATCTAACCTCTTTTATCATTTCTATAATCTTGGAAGGTACAGGAACCTCAACGTTCTTACCTGTCTTTTTTGATATATACGAAATAACATTTCCCTCCATCATAGAATCTTTCAATCTGAAAATATCGGAATATCTCATGGCAGTATAGCATTGTATCAGAAACAATTTCTTTACAATTTTTTCCGTAACGTCAAATGGCTCAACATTCCAGAATAGTTCTATTTCTTCCTCCGTAAGAGATATATTTGAAGGAGATTTTACGTCTAGAGAGATAATATAATCATTGATATATTTACTCATCTCTTTTGATTCGGACAATATTCTTTTAAGCATTAAAAGATATGCCTTTTGGGATGATTCGCTTATCTTTCTCTTTGATTTTATAACATTGATCATATCATCTATCATGTCACGATTGACAGGCTTTTCAACGGACGGGACTTCCTTGAACGTAGGAATGGCATCATTAAAATCATACTCGTCATAAAGCTGATTGGTAAGATATGGCATTATATGTTTGGATAATGCTTCAAATCTTACCTTTCCGCTTCTTGTCTTTGTATTATTCAACTTTTCTATCAATACTCCTACAGTCATAATTGAAGGGCTATATTCGTTCTGAATTGTTTCAAGTCTGTTTTTTAAATCCTCAATCAACCTGTTCTGTGATTCTATCGTCTTGTTTAACCTATCTATTGTTTCAGCGAGAATCTGAATTGTTCTTTCTTCGTTTTCCATGAGTTATATATTTTTGTTGCAAAAATAATAAAACTGTATATTCGATAGGTTAAACAATAGTTATCAACTCTTAAAAATGTTTACTACGCCCATTAATTTATAATTACCCTCTTCATTAATGATACATATAGGAGCATTATTCTCAGGATTGGTATATGCCAATGTGACATAATCCCCAGGGAACACTTTCAATGCGTTAATCATCTTTTCAATATTCAGATTGCAATCCAAACGCCCTTGACAATATCCTTCAATTCCGACATTTTCCGATATTTTATACCCTGCATCATTTGTGTATGTTATATCCATTTTATTATCTCCCTCCCTGCAAACAAAATGTGATATGTTATACACATCTGACATTACCTTTATTCTTGAAAGGGAATCTATCAAGTCGCTAGTTCTTGCTTTAATAAAGTAATTAAAGTTTGATTTTATATTGTTTACCAATGGTGTGTAGTTTACAAACTTAACCTCCATCAGCGTACAATTAAAGACAGAACCGAAATCCCCATAATATATAGACATCACCCTTTCATCATCAGATACAGAAACAGTTACATTTTCTTCTGACAACATCTCAAGAAAAGATAACGCTTCCTTTACCGAAGTAGGCATTACATTTATGCACAAGTCCTTGGATATATCCAGCTGACATTCTATAACATCTCTTACAAATACAATCTTATCGGACGAACATATATCAATGCAATTATTGGAACAAATAAAATTTATCCCCACTCCACTAAGGCTGGTCACAACGTCACTGATATCATTAAATCCTATGTTCCTTTTTAATGCTCTATACAGATCATTCCTGTTCAAGTTGACCCTTATCCCGGTACCACGCTTACCCATTTTAATATCAGGATAAGATTCTACATCTTCCGCAAAGAAAGACGCTTCACTGCCATTGTAAGAGAATATTATATCCTTATCATATATCTTTACCGTAACAATGGAATCCTTTACTGTTTTGAGCAGCTTTACAAGTCTTATTCCGTCTACTGCAAACTCCTGTCCGTCATTACAGTCTGAATCAACAACTGGAATGATCAAACGCATCTCATTAAGGTTATTGTATGAAGTAACCTCTATTGAATTTTCTGATGCTACATATTTAAAACGGAAACATTTCAATATCGTCAAGCCTGTATCGGAAAGGCAGGCTTTGGCTGAGTTTAACGTTGAATATAAAACTTTTCTATCAAAAACTATCTTATTCATTGAAACAACTCTTTAATTATTTTTTCAAAACTTACTTTTGTAGTGCTGTTACGCATACAATAATCTTTTATTTGTAGTGTATTTGACATTCCTGGCTGACCACGCTCAATAGCGTCAAGAATATTCCACAACATTTCCTTAGACCATACGAAATATCCTCTAAAGAAATATGTAGCCATCACATCAGCCTGTTCTATTATGTGATTACGGTCATGGTTACTGTCAGGCATTTTAAGTTCTATGCCATATATCTTACCGTCATGTATATAAGCAAGGTCAGGCATACTTTTCTTTGCCCCTAGAGCACGGAACTCAGCCGACTTGTTACCACTTACAGCAGGATGGAGAAGTTCGGAAAAGAACGCTACAAGCAATCCCCTGCATCCTTTACCTTCCTTCTCGTTCCTATAACTAACTACTATATCTTTCTGCATTTTCTTTTCTTCCGCAGACCGTTTTTCCTCAACCATAATAAAAAAAAATTGTATTTGGCAAAGGTATCACGAAATGGGATATGTGAGAAGAATAAAAGGTTAAAGTTTGTTATCAACCATCTCAAATCCTTCACACATATCATGTCCGCTGTTTCTTATCTTCATGGCAACGTTTTTTCCAAACCAAGGAATATAGCAGACATATCCAACAAACAAACCGTCCACAATAACCGTATATCTATGCTTGCAGCGACAGCAGCAACACTCTCCGTTCCTGCAAGGCTTTGTGTTGCTATTTTGTAAGATCATCCAAAGAAATGTTTTCTGACAAGAAATCGTCCGTGCATTGTTTTACTACATCATCGAACCGCAAATCGCAATACTCGTCAATCCAGTCACCGATGAAGTATAGTTTGTTGCTTCCTGCAATAACACCAAACAGAATAGGGTCTTTTCTTTTTTTCATCTCTTCTTTTTTCTTGTCAGACGGTAAATCTGTTCCGTTATTATCAAAGTCATAATGGAGGATAACATAGTTGTCGAATATTTCATATTTGTCTATGTCAGTCTTTTTCCTAATTATGTCAAATGGTATGATTCTAGTATAGTCAGAAATATAATCAAGGCATAGATTTTTCGGACATCCTTTTGCAAACTTCATAAGATTTTCCTCTGATATAGCCTTGTATAATCCTTTGCTGAACAATATGCTTTCGTATTTGCATATCACCATGTTTCGGAACAGTTTTTCTTTCAAGGCATATTGACCTGATCTTTCAGCATAACCTAGCATCAGTATATAGTCTTTTATCCTATCCCTGTATTGCTTCATCTCGTTTTCTGTCTGTATCTTCACCTCAGAGAAGAAATGTATCACATCAAACTTGGATCTTCTGTATTCGTCTACATAGTCCTTAATCTTTTTAAACCATGAGTTTTCCTTATGGTTTATGCCAAGAAGAGAGGTTCTTACTTGCTTGTGCTCCTGGTTTGTTTTTACAGAATCAAGCATTGTCGGTGAAACGGTAAGATTAAATTCCGCCACTCCTTCCTTGTCATTGCTTTCCATGTATTGTTTTAGGAAATCGTAAGACATTACACTTGGATTAGGATCTTTCTGCTCTATAACGGAGTATTTGGGCAGATTAAAGTCAAGCCTTATCGTTTCGTGAAACAAGGCAATTTTACCATCGCTGTTAAGTAAATTTTTTCCCATAATTAAATGTTATTTTTTGTTTCTTTGAATATAACCCCATATAAACTTGCTGGAATATCCGCATTCTTTCATGGCTTTACGAAAATCAGTTTCCGTATTTCTGATATACAACTGCCGTATTGCCCAATAAGTATTGTATCCTTTAAGTTCCGCATACTGGAAAAATTGTGTAGGTGTCATTTGCTCGAACTTTAAATCTCCTACCAGTTCTTGCAGCTCCGCCATTCTTATTTCCTTTTCGGTTGGATATACATATCCGCAGAAAGGACATTCCGAAGCAGTTATGGCAATATATTTACCACACTGCTTACATTCCTTCACTCCTTGTATTCCTTCACATTTCCCCTTGTTATGCCATAAAGCCCATTTACGTTCTTTCTCAAACTTGCCGAGCCGTGATATGTTACCACCGAAGTCTAGGAGAAATGCTTCTGTCTTATTTGGGTGAAGCCGTATAGCCCTGCCAGTTGCCTGGATATAAAACTGAACGGATTGTGTAGCACGGTTTAATATGCAAACCTCTATACTTGTTTCATCGTATCCCGTAGATAAGATACCACTGTTGCATATAACGGTGAATTTATCGTCATGGAAATCCTTGATAAGCTGTTCCCTGTTTCCTGTAAGATGCTTGTATCTTTCATATAATGCTAACTCATCCGGCTTATTCTTATCTATACCTGATATGAGGAATTTTGCGGGAATGCCAGCTTCATTAAATTCAGCGCACATCCTTATCGCATTTGCCTGTGTGGCATCAAAACAGATTGCTTTTTTCATCGGGCAGATACGCATATAGTTTTCAATCACCCCCTTGTACTGTACAGACTTGTTGAACACCGCACCCATCTGCCTGCTATCGAAATCACCTGTGCGATAATCGGTATTAACCTTAGACAAGTCGGGCGCATCAACCGTAAACGTTCTTAACTTGGTTATGTTTCCCCGGTCCATCATATCCTGTATCTGGGCGGTTTCTACAATCTCTTCATAGTTCATGCCAAGCTGCCTTTGGTTTCCACTTCTCATCGGGGTTCCTGTAAGACCTACTACATACTTATCATCAAGCAAACCAGATTCAAAGAGAAAGTCCGCATCAGAGGTGTGCCCTTCGTCTATTAGGCAGAGAGATACACTCTTAACCCATTCAACCCATTCGGGCTTTTCTAGCCTTCTACGGAGAGTTTGAGCCATTGCGGATACTACTAGACCTTTGGGTATGTTCCTGTGCTTAGGAGAGATATATTCAGCCTGTATGCCAACTCTTTCCAACGTTCCCCCTGTCTGTGTCATAAGTTCAGATCTGTGGGATACGATAAGCACCTTATTCCCCTTTTCTACAGCACCTTTAGCCATAAAACTCATTATGACCGTTTTGCCGTAACTTACACAGGCAGAGAATATGACGTGCTTATGATTAGTCAGGGCATTTCTCAGACGGGTTATCCCCACCTCCTGGTAATCCCTTAGCTTGATTTCGTTTGTACTCATCTTCTTGTATGATTCTTTCAAGTTCTTTTTTTAATGCAACCACAAAAGCCATGCACTCTTCTCCTTCAAACTGCTTGACAAACTGCCTGGCGGCATCTTCGTAATCAGGAACACATTCTTTTTTGAAGTATTCCTCATTGTCTTGAAGAACCATCCAATCCTCGAATTGGTGGTTTGGTTTTTTCTTGAATATGTGCAGCAAAATGGCAGTGTCACTATTTAGTTTGATTAGCTTCCTGTCGTAGTTTTCAAATTCGTCAACGTAATCCGTATTCATCTTCGTAAAACAATTTAAAGTTTCTCCATCTATGCCCGTTTTTCCCCTTACAAAAAGAACTGCATGAGCGTTGTGGCATACCTAATTTCCTCTCACAGTCACAACAGGCTTCAAAGCATAGAAATCTGTTCGTACCTTCCTCTATCGCAATGACAGCCCTTGTATTGTTTCTATGACCGAGATAAGAACCGTTTTCCTTTCGTTTATTTATGAGTTCCTTCATAAGAACTCTTTTCTTTTCACGTTCCTCATCCGACACTTCCCTTCCTTTCTTGAATCCATAATTATGACCTTTGACGAACCTTCCTTTTTCGTCACGGTAAGATATTGGATAATCTATCCATAATTCGCTAATTGCTGGCATTGAAATCTAACTTTAGTTTTACAATTTCATCACTCATTGCATGTACTCTTTTCAGCCATGCCATTTTCCATGCTTCTTTTCCTATACCATATATACGATATATATCATCTCCTGCATCATCAAATTTGATAGGAGTGCAGCTTGTTGACTTACATTTCGTTCCGTCCATAAGTTCAACGTCACCTACACCCCCATTGAGCATGATAAAGTTGATATTGTTTTCTATGGCAAGATAGGGGATGATTATTTCATCCCCACGATTAGGTTTGTTGTGCTTGATTAATGTAGTCATAACAATTTAGACAATAAATCTTTAAACTTATCCTCATACCACAACGGTTGTGTTTCTTTAGGATTATTCGGGCTTACTTGGTTTTCCCCATAAGAAAGACCTTTTTCCGTGATTGATTTGAATCGTTTTTTCTTACCGTATGAAGAATTTCGGCTCAATTCGCATAGGTATCCTTTTTCGATAGCAGCCTTGTTAAATGCCTGTGCGGAAATTTTAATTCCTTTTTCAGACAACAATTCAGAGGCAGACTTTAATATACCTTTCGATGATGTATAATCTGGAAGAGAATATTTAATGGGTCAAGTATTTGTTTTGCGATAATCAACTTTGAATTATCATTTAAGTTCAAAAACTTTGCCGCCCATGTAGCTGCATTCATTTTATCCGATATGGTTGGTTGATTATCAATTGACTTATTCTCTATAATCTTATTAACGGTATGATGGAATACTTGTCGGTAAACCTCAAATACTGATCTTACTTTTCTTGCAATAAAAAATTCAAGACAAGGCACAGTAATATGATAATCAATTCTTCTTGAATAACCGATTCCATTTTGGCATTTTACTTTTTGGGTGATTGCCTGATAATCAACACTTTCAATAAACTTTTCCTTAAGTTCGTTTACTGCTTTATGCTTGTCTTGATAAACAAGCATCCATACATCATCAAAATTTACTGGAAATTCGTTATCTGATTGTGATAGCTTTAATATTTCATTGAAATACGCCTTAATTTCTCTTTCACTACTTTCTTTAGATAATGTTATATTTGTTGACATATTATTAACTTTTTGTGGTAACTCCGCAATTACCCGTTACATATTTGAAACACCAACAAAGTCATTTATTTTGCTTATTGGATATTTTTTCGCATCACGTTCGTTGAATGAAAGATAAGATAGAGCCATTTGTAACTTATCCTCCATCCTGTCTATATCATCTTTATAATCGCTTCTGTCAAGTTCCCAATACAAAAGCCTTGACGGATCATTAACTGGGCGTAAATCAAATGGATCATCATCAGATTTACCGTCATATACGATATAATACATTTTATCTACATCGGGATGGGAAAGGAAATGCGACATTAGCTGCCAATAGTATTCCTCTATCGCCTGTTCCTTTGTGGCTTCTCTCAAATATTCAATCTTACTTTCAGAAGTAAAGCATTTCACTTCTGCTATATAAGACAATTTACCATTGACATCAAATCCATATCCATCGGGAGAATCACCATATCCATCATAGATATTATCGACAAAAACAATTTCGTCAAAATCATCCGCACAGGACATTAGTCTAGAGAACGTGTTATGGTTAAAACATTCTATAGCGTCTTTTTCATGATCCTTTCCCCACTCCATATCAGAAGTGGATATATGTCGGCATGGTTTGTTTAACCTTCTCTCCCTTGCAACCTGATAAAGATAAGATATAGCTGTATCTCCGAAAGGAACATCAACTGTCTTTCTCTTTACACCCTGTTTTTTTGCAACCTCTAGTTCGGAAGGTGTCATTTCCCTTCTCCCGGAAACCATAAGTTTTCCAATGGCGGAAGAGGTGATTTTACCACACCTCTTCATAAGCCATAATTTTTCTTTTTCTTCCGCTTCCATCATTTCTTAGTCGCTTCGTTAAACAATTTCATAGCTTCCGCGTCCACATCATAGCTTGCCGTGATGTATCCAATGTCGCATTTTCCACTTTTCAACGCTTCCAATGCAGCCTTGAATTTATCAGAGTTGACTGTCATTTTCTCTTTCTGTGGTGGTGGTGGAACATCACGCCCTATACGTAATCCGTAAACCTTTCCTCCATCGCTTGGGTCACGTGTCAGTTCCTTGCACAATATGACACGAAAATCACGGATGGTTTCAGGATAATCAGTTTGTGCCAGCTTTGTAAGGCGTTTGCGGTTCGTACTGTTCAATAGCATAGGTTTAGGAACAAGGTCTGCTTCTTTAAAGTAAGCAATCCATGATGGTTTCTTACTACCTTGTACCTTTGCATTCTCATCCCATACGATATGGGATATTGTAGCAATAATAGACTGACCGTTAGGGAGTATTTCTACTCCCACATAATCAGATTGACTTCCAGTTCTCCAATGATGGAAAACCTGATTTTGTTGTTCGTTTGCCATATATATACAATTTAACTAGGTAAAACTACAGTTGAATTTCCCGTTTTGTCTACAATGACGCTCTTTCCGCCTATGACAGCTTCCGTCTTGTGTCCACTTGGGTATTCCGATAAGCAGGAATCATTTTCCGCTTCATACGGATATACATCCATGATGGCGGTTTCGGCTATGGATGAAATCACATAGTCTGCCATTGTGCCTTTCATTCCTTCGTCAAGTTTCTTTACAGCATCTCTCAAATCTGCTGCCTGAACAAGCATATAGCATGATGTCTTTTTCTCCGCTCCGCTTTTTTCGTCCAGAGTGATGTAATACAGCTTACACTTAAACCATCGATCGGCTGCATCTTCCTCAGAGGGGAACAGTTCGCTGTAATTGGAGCGTTTAATGTCCGAAACAGTGAACTCGCCACTGATAAACGGTGTCATTTCAGATATAATACGTGCTTCCGCCTCAGTGAAGCTAAGCGCATCAACTAGGTATTGCTCACTTACTTTCTTATTCATCCCATTTTCTGCTACTTTTTCGTAGCGAATTTTACACTCAAAAAATGTTTTCATATTTATTGTTATTTAATAGTTCTATTACGGTTTCCTTAAACATTTCTTCGTTTTCACAGATGATAAATTCCTCAAAATCATCATCCTCTTCATACCTAACACCATCTTTAGGCATTAATGTACATTTTCACACATACATTTTAGAACGTTAACCCGTTCGGGGCGATACCAACGCCCACTATCGGCTATCACAAATGAATCACCGAATACTTTTCTACCGATATTAAGCGCACCATTCACATCAGCATTGATAACCTTTCCAATTGCCGACTTGAACAGCCCTCGCTTGATGCGCTTACCGAGATAACTATCATGCTTGCATATATCCTCCATAGACAGAGCATCACATTTGCTAGTGTAGCTTTCCTCATGTTCGATATAGCTGATACCTGCAAGTTCACACTTGTATCTAAGGCAGCTTCTTAGCCTCGCAAAAGGGATGAATGTAAACTTCTGATTGGTTACTCCGCCCATATTGACGGATTGCTTCCATCCTTTGTTGTAGCCTACAGCAAGAGTGCCTATATGGTGTGATACAAGATAATCAACGATACGCCTGCTTGTCTTGTGCATCGCGTCATTCATAAACCGTTCACGTTTCTCATACATCTTTCTCATTCTGTTTGTCAGTTTCTCTATTCCCTGCCTGTCCTTTATGGATTGCAGCATGGATAATGTTTTGTTAAACCATCTGTTATATGACTTGACAACCTTTCCTGAAAACAGAAGCGCATTGCATCCGCACACCAGCGTGGCAAGGTTGTTCACACCCAAGTCTATTGAAGCCATACCAGTACCGACATTATCCGAACAGACACAATCATATACAACCTCCACGGTCATATATGTACGTTTTGGAATTATCCTAACCTGTTTGAATCGTTCGATTCTGCCCTTGTATTTCTCCCATTGCGGAACGGGTATTTTCAAGTCACAGTCAAGGATTATATACCCGTCATGTATCTTGCACGACTGGTTGGTATATATCGCATTGCTCATCCCTCCCCGTTTGTGATAGCATGGCAGTTCGGGCTTACCGTTATACTTCCCCGGATTCTTAGACCAATCCTTTACAGCCTTGACATATCCCTTCATTGCCTTGTCAAGCACGCGCAATGTCTGTTGTGCTACGTGTGATTTCACAAGTCTGTAATTCACCGTACCTTCAAGGTTGGTGACGTTCTTCATTATCCTGTCCAAGTCGGGATAGAACAGCCACCTGTCGTTATCCTTCAACTCGTTACGGACAATATACAACGCCTGGTTGTACAGGTTATTCGTAACACGGCAGATAGCGCAAAGCCTGTCGGAATGGTTGATCTCAAATTTATAAACTAATTGCATATTAGCCAGTATTATGTTTCGCCAGTAAAAAGGAGAACAGGGAAGCCGTACTGACTTCAGCTTGTCGGAAGGTAGCTACTCCGTTCCTATCCCTGTATGGTGCAAATGTAATACTATATAACGATATTAGGAAATATTATGTGTTAAATTTTTGTAATGGTGTAAATTTGTTCATTAATGCCCATTGTTATATCTGTTCCATTTATAAAGGGCGTAGGGGAATCGAACCAACTAACCATAATTGGGCAGTGCCAAAAATCATTAGTAAACTATGTAAAATCAGTCAATCCAAATTTAATTTTAATTACATTGATTATGGATTTATACTGCTTCTCGTAGACTGTTCCCGAATGTGTTTCCTCCACTTTCTTTTCAAATTCTTCAATGCTACCACGAAAACATCCACAGATTATTTCCACTTTCTTTTCTTTTGTCATATATGCGTGAGTGTGGCGATTGCATGAGCCGAAACCGTCAAATCCGCAATGCTCGTTGTCGTTTTCTATATCAGCATCTCCGGACACCCAAGCATTGCCGGACACCCAAGCATCGCCGGACACCCGAGCATTGCCGAACACCCGAGCATCTCCAGACACCCAAGCATATCCAGACACCAAAGCATCTCCAAACACCCAAGCATTGCTGGACACCCAAGCATTGCCGGACACCCAAGCATCGCCGGACACCCGAGCATTGCCGAACACCCGAGCATCTCCAGACACCCAAGCATATCCAGACACCAAAGCATCTCCAAACACCCAAGCATTGCTGGACACCCAAGCATTGTCGGACACCCAAGCATCGCCGGACACCCGAGCATTGTCGGACACCCAAGCATCGCCGGACACCCGAGCATTGCTGGACACCCGAGCATTGCCGAACACCCGAGCATTGCCGAACACCCAAGCGTCATTTTCTTGGTCTAAGTTCCCTTCTTTCTCAACATATCCTCCAAAATCACCTTTTTGGGCATATTTGAAAGATTTTGTACACTTTATTTGGAATAACTTTATTCCAAAAGAATTGATTACAAACTTATCTGTTAGTATAAATTTTTTTTCCATACTTCAATCAGAATTGAAATTATCCTCACCACTTGGTTCTTCCTCCGGCATATCATTACCGAAATCCATAGGAATGAACCAATCTGAAATATAGTCTTGCATGATTTAATCCTCCTTTTGGCTACTTAGCCATTCTTTATAATCTTTCTCGTAATATTGGGGTATTATACCTTTCCTCATAAAGTCTATGTATTCTTGTACAGTACAATCATCCCAATCAACTCCGTTATCTGGTATATCTTCCGTTTCTGATGTACAAAGAGTGTATTCAAATGGATTATACCCACTGTTAAGCCCATATTCTTCAACTATCTTGATTACATTTTCATCAGTGGTTATTTGTTTGATTTCACTTTCAGCCACACACCCGGATATTTCAGAGTGCTTGCCAAGTACTTCACCGAAGTAAACACTGATTTTGTTATTCACTAAGTATTCGACATCTTCTGTGTCTGCAATAAATACTCCTTCAAGATTGCCCATTCTTCCGCAATCGAAGTCCATTTTAAATAATGCTTTCATAAATTTACTCCTGTTCTTGTTTGAAATATTCGTACTTTATCTCTCCATTTACGATCATGTCCATGATTTCTTCATCGGAAGATGTGGCTATCTTCATCATAAACTCATCTTTCTTCACCTTTTCAATATCTTCATTTTCAGTATTTCCCACCTTTTCCAACTTTTCCATCTTTTCTGCCTTTTCAGACATATAAGACACAGCATCTTTAGCTATTTTCAAGGCATAATCTGAATCGTATAAAGACATCATGGATTGAATGTATATTCCGTTAATCCTGTCAAATATTTCCTGTTGGGAAAGGCTTAGAAACTTTGCCGTATTCGCTCCCATCATCACCTTTATCTGCCAAGATGTTTTTATATTCACTACGTGAAGCCATCCCTCTTTGATAGGGCTTTTAACTATATAAAAGTCACCTACAATATATCCTTCGTCTATATCTTTCTTTTTCATAACTTGTATTTTTCCAAAGCAAGAATAATTTTATGATCTTCAAAGGCTGATTTTATTGTATCGTCAATCATTTTGTTGTGCGTTTTAGAATCTATGTCCAATTCTGAAACATTGTATCCATTGTCAATCTTGTTCTGAATACTGAAATAATAATTTCTTATTGTCAGTACGTTATTATGTATTTCTTCGCGTGTCATTTTCTGGGTAAAAATTTATTTTTAACAAATGATAAAAGCATCACGGATATTTCATCGGCATATCTTGCAAAATCATCCTGGTATTTCTCGTCAACATTGTTATCCATCCATAGTATTTGATTCTTTGCCATAGTACCTACCTTTTCAAGCGTTTCAAACATTTGAAGGCTAGATCCGGGGAGTGTTTTCTTTAGCATTTCATTCAACTCTATGGAAGAAGAATGGATAATATCAGCACAAAAAGCAATGGCGTTGACATACATCATCCAATCCATTTTCTCATCATCAGACATCTTCTTGATAATATCCATGCCCCTTACATATTTACCGTCAGGATAAGCCTTGATATATGCTTCCTGAAACTCCTTTATCTTGGCTGTTACACGAGAGCATTCAACCATACGGCCTTTCTTGATAAGATCGTTCTGCAGCTTGCGCAACTCCTTCATTTTTTCCTCTCTCTCACACTCCTGTATTAACAAATGTCTTTCCATCTTCTATTATTTTTATAAGTTCTTTAAACTGGTCCGCAATTATCTCTAGTTTTCCCTGTATCTTCTGATTCATATTCCCGTCCTTGTAGGAACTCTGAAATCCTTCATAACGTGAATCAATGCTGGAATAGCAGAATGAATCAGACGTGATGTTTACCATCGTATTGTCACCGTCTATGAACGGTTCAGGTATGTCTACTTTTATCATCATAGCAATCCGAAATAACTGTCTAGTTTATCAATCGTTTTATCTCCATCAGATAGGACATACTCAATTACTTCACGTCCTGAAAGTGTTACTCTCAGTTTGTCCACAGGCTGAACATTGGCTATACCTTTAGAGTAATTGTTATAATGAACAATCTCCCATCCTTTTATGGATGATAGCATTCTCCGTTTGCCACACAAATTTATAGCTTTTGGAGTAAATTCCTTCTCTTTCTTATCCATAATCAATCGTTTTTAAACTTTTTAAACATCTCATCTCCCAACACTCCGCTAATGAACATGGTAAGTTCTACTTCCCATTCATCTTCCTTGCCCTTCACGAACGGATAAGTAAGCTGATGCCATTCGTGGTAATCAAACAGCTTCATGCGAAGCGGATAATAATCAAACATTTTCTTGTTTCCATAAAACACACGGATATGATTTTTCTTAATATCCGTGTAAGACAAACCGTAGTAATCCAGTATCTGGTAGAATTTGTCCATAGGGGTAAAATTACACTTCATTTGATATATTCTTTTAGTTGTTTATGCAACGATTTCATGTATGCTATTATTGTGTCCGCATTAGGGTCTGAAAAGTCAACATCCTTTACGCTTTTCAACTTTAGTCCATACACTGAAACAACAATAACTTCTATGATGTTATGTTCTCTATATTCAAAGTACAACACATCTTTAATGCTAGATGTATTAATGATGGGAAAGTTACCAATTTTTATTAAAGATTTATACTTACCTAACATCATTGAAATTATTGACGTTATATCGTTTTCTACAAAATCAAAAAACATATTCTCGTCATCTCCGCAATCTACTGTTTCAAGAAACATACGAATAACATCCCACTCTGATTTTACGTGAAAAGTATTATCTGACTTGTCTACAAAGATGCCATCACCAAATCCATCCAACGACTTCTCGGAAGCGGTGTACCCTAATCGTTCAAGTCTGTTTCTTATGTCGTTTGAATCCTTTCTAATCAATACCTTCATGGCAAATATTATGTTTAATTATTATTGTCGATTGCTTAGGAAGGCTAACCTGCTCACCGTTTTCCTTGTTGGTCAAAATGTATCTTTCCCCGGTATCACTAAACAGGAAATCATCTTTTACGAAGGGTATTTTCTTTCCGTCATACCCCACAATAAAGCAGTTTTGAAAAATTTCTAGTAGAATCATTGTTTTATCACTTTTACGGTTACTAAAATCGGGGGAACGCTTTCCCCCTAAACTTTCATTATAGATATGCTTGCTTCTACACTCAAACATGATGCAAATATAGTCAATAAAATGACATACTATCAAATGTTTTAAAATATATATTGTTTATTCACATTTATTAAAGTATTCCTTAAATACGTTTACATTGTATGTGTTTACCTGGCAATGGTTATCGTCAAAAATCTTTTTTATCTCATAACCTAGCTTGCAAGATATTACTTTCATCTTCATCCGGCTAATCTTTTTCCAGTTGACACCGTTTTCCTTTGCCCATCTTTTGATACTATACCATTCATTGGATTCGTTTGGTTGTGGCTTTAACGCTTGATTCCTTTCGTACTCATCAGCCCACGCCCTGGCAGATTCGGCAGGATTGTTGAAGTTTGGTAATCTAACCTGTGCATAATAACTGCCTGTATTGGTAGCTGATGGAACAATATTATCAAATATCCAACGTTCAAATTCATCAGCCATAGGAGGAAAAGGGCTTTTATAAATCAGTCTATACATACTCCTTTCATTAATAAACTCCATTATATCATCCCCTACTTCACGCATCATTACGGAGGATGGTTTACAGTGCTCTAAAAGAGCTTTTAATGGATTTGAATACTGTAAAGAAGATGCAGCGTCTAATCCACAGAACCAAATTTTACCATATCGAACAAACACACGAATTTTGCCAAAAAAAGGATGTTCGTAAACCATTATTTCGTCCGTTTTGTGTGCCGAAGCTGTTTTATCGGTACTATTGTTTTGTTGCATAAATAAAAATAATTAACTTTGTTAAACAATTAAAATGAGTAATATATGGCAAAGAAAGTGATTAGGGTTAATGTTAAATCCCCTAAGGTAACATCAAATAAAAAGGCATCTCCCGTAAAGGTTAAGATAAACATGAAGAATACGGGAGGAACACAAGCTATGGGTAAAAAATAGATTGCTTATTACAACACCTATACCCATCACTAATAGTTTGATGCGTGTGCACTTTCCTATCTCCATATCTTTGATGCAAGTATAATGCAATAAAGAATCCAACAGTAACAAAACCAATTGATGTATAGTATATCGCATTAATCAAATGTGCATCCTCAAACACCACATTATTAAATACAATATCCAGTATTGCGTATATAAACATTTCAATGACAAATACTCTATGGTATATACAAAATAAAAATACCTTTGACAACACATAGAACAATATTGCATTAAACAGTTTGGCGTTAAAGAATATGGTAAGGTACTTGTCCGGAAACGGAGTGGCATACTGAATGTACTCCAATGTGTCACCATCATAATACTCAATGATATCACCTGTTCCAACAGAGTGTATAACCTCACACTGATGGACAAGTATAGCAATACAGAACAATATAGGATAACATCTTATCACCCAAATAAGAAACGTCCTGTAGAAATTGTTCAAACTTTCCTCTAGCATTTTGTCTTTCATAAATTTACTCTCCTGGACAAATTTCTAATAATCTCTTCTTTCGTTCTCCCTTTTAACAGGTCAAGATCAATTGTTGCAGAACCCACCTTTACGCAACCATCAGATATGTATTGCTGCACACGTTCATTCACAAGATAGTCCGCACCAAGCATATCCAATTTGGACAGTCCTTTCACATCATTTCTTCTGCTTAGTACAAATCCACCTACTGTTCTCCATATGCGTCTGTATTGGCTTATTCCGTCCTTTACAGGCATGATTATGTCGTTTTCAAACAAAGGTATTCCGTTCATGTCAAACACGCCTGTAAACCATTCTACAACACAACCACTGCTATCCCTTACACGACCATAAGCATCTATGGACATATTGTCAAAAAGAAGTTCATATCGCCCCGTTACTCCGTTAAATATACGGAGTAACGGGAAATTAATGTCAATTCTTTCCATTTCCCTTAATCGCTTCAAGACACTCCTTTATCCCATCATCAAAACCATGCTTGTACCCTTTATCATATTCTCCAATGTTATACACCGCCATTGCAAATACAAACAGGATAATACCTAAAACCTTATGCCAACCAGGAAGGGATATGGAAAACGGTTTAAATGTAATTGTGAGATCTCCAACCCATAATAGGGCGATAATACATATGGTTGTAAATATAATTGTTTTCATAATCAATATCCTTTTCCGTTCAACCTAGGTCTTAGTTCATTGTATCTCATCTTCTGCTCAATATGCCATAGCAAATCTATGCCAAGATGTTTGGAAAATGCAAAGATTGAAAATATCATGTGATTTACAACCGTAGAAAAATCACTGCAATCTACAGGTGGTATGATAGATATGACATATATCGCTTCCGTGAAACTCAATTGGCTGTACATATGGACAATATCATCCATATACTCAGAGTTAATATCTTCACTAACAGTTTCAAGGCTTATTCCTCGAAGTCCTGCAAGATCAAGCAGGCATATAACCGCATTACTTAGTTTGTCTGGAAGTGTGTCTTTTACATGATTTTCAAAGGAACACTTAAATCGCTTTTCTTCTTCCACTAATGCAGGATAGCGATTATAGTCCATTTCAAAACGTGATTTACAATTCTTTCCTAATCTTCCCTTTCTTTCCGCTTCCACAGCTTCCATAAGTTCGAGAATGATAAGGCAAAGGAAGTGTTCTTCACTAAATCTTTTATCGTGGAAACCATGCTCACAAGCTGTCTTATAAGCTATATTCCGTAGTTCGTTCAAATTAATATTTTCCATATTTATATAAGTTTTAATGCTTCCTGTAAACCTGCTTCAAGTGCTTCCTCGTAGGTATTATAACGGATAATAGGCCTGTCAGACAATCCTATCAAGTCATGTCTCGGAATTGTCAGTATATCATACGTCCAATAGTTTTCATACATATAGGATATTTCGATATGCAGGTTCTTGGTTTCACGCAGCCACTTTTGTGCAACGGATTGAGTGGGACGACTATAACACAATTTTGGCAAATTCTTATTCGTTCGGAACACAGATTGCATTATCCGATTATCGTCTTCTTTAATAATATCTTTGCAATACTCATTAAATCCTTTCTCTTTCAGCAACTTTGCTGTTTCCAATGTTACAAGTTCTTCGGTCATAACTATTTCTTTTTTAATTCATTCAACACTTTCTTTACTAATTCATAACGTGGTAATTGCCAATCCTTCGCAATATCATCTATTTTATCGTCATAATGATTGTCGTAAACATACTGATTTAAGTTGTCAACAAACCCATCACCGTCAAGTCCTTCGTCACAATCATCATACATATCAAGTTCATAGGCTAACTCGGAACATTCACAGTGGGATACCCAGTCATAAACACGACCGTCATAAACATTGGTCTGTCTGTTGTATTTTTCTCCAACGGAAATTACTCCACCGCAAAAATTGCACCTGTGCTCTTTACGAGCGACAGGAGTTTTATCTCTTAACACTTTCATAGTTATTCTCCTTTCTTCTTTTCACATTCTTCACAATGCAGCTTGTAAGCATGGGCAAACATCCCTAACGTAACAGAATCAAAGCTAAAATCTGCCTGTTTATCTTCTATGACAACTGAAACACATAATTGACCATCGCAAAAGTCAATGTATGCCTCACCACCTCCATCCCCTCTAATAGAAAAGGTTTGTGTCTGTACACTATCCATGATTCTCCTCCTTTAGTCTTTTAATTAGGGCATCAGCGCAATTAAGCGAATATTTAGCGACTACCTCAGAATTAGCACCATTATCGTTTGCTATAACAACTTTAATAATGTCTTTTGCCAATTCGTACCTACGTTGTTCCCAATCAATGTTTTCACTAAAGAAATTAAGTTCTGACACCTTGATATACATGTTACCCACCAATGCAGTACCATCATCATATAAATCCTTAATCTCTACAATTTCCCCTGTTGATTTTACTCTTGCTTTCATATTTAAAATTCTGATTTAATAATAGTACCAAATGAACGATACCTACGCCAAACCATATTTCCACGTTGAATACTAGTAATCCAATCACAAGCCTTAAAAACTTGTCCTACATTATATAGGAATGGTCTTTTTTGAATTTTTCTTTTTATTCTTGCTTTCATATTTAATCGAAATACATTACTTTCTTACCTATACATACCTTGAACCTTGAAAGAGATTCACTATATTGTGTAATATTATTGGGATTATATTTGTTAACAAAACATCCAGTACGTTTATGGTATCTGACACAAGCATTTTCAGGAGATTTAGCCAATATTTCTTTCTCATCGCTAAAACTAAAAAATAAACTATCTCTATATGATACCTTATACCACTTTACTTGGCTTCTTATCTTTTTAAAATACTTTGCTTTCATTATTCCTCCTTTATTTTAAAATGTTCAATCAGTTCGTTTACGGTAGCCTTGTGAACGGTATCCGTATTGACATCAATATGATAGTAAACCCAATAAGTAGAGAACTTGATTTCAGGACACAGAATCCATTTATCACCATCCGTAAACCATTGGTTCTTGTCTGTATCATCCCTCAATGCAGCGATAGCCAGGAATAGTTCTTCATTCGTTCCGCAATCAATAAGACCATCTATTTCTTTAAGACCATTTGTATCATAATCGTCCAATGAATAAACCGAATTAATTCCAAATACACAAGTAAATAGATTATGCCAACCTAAATATGGATTACAATAATAGCCAAGTTCTTTTAATCTATTTCTAATATTAGCAGTATTCTTGTGTATAAAACACTGTGTTGTAAATCCCATAATTATTCCTCCTTTCCAACTTTAACATATCCGTTTTCAATGCACCAGCACAACATATCATAGGCTGCATCAATAGGCTCTTTACTTTCTGTGATATTTCCGATAGACCTAGTATAAGATTCCACATACAAGCATGTATAGCTATCTGCAAATTTTTTGATGGTCAGCACTTCATTGCCGATGAAACAAGGTAACTTGTCGAGAATATCTGGCAAGGTGTAGATATGGTATAATCCAAGTTCTTGTAAATGTTTCGTCTGATCAAATGACAATACCTGTTTCATTTCTTCTCCTCCTCTGTTTTAATCTCTGTTACTTTGCCACGACTGACAAAACACTGACCTATTCCCAAATCTAGTATGGAACAATAGGTATCATCTAAAATATTACAACATTCCCGGTATAAGGAACACTCATTACAAAATCCTTCTGATGATTCATACAGTACCCCGTCAATTATTATTCCGTTATTTATTTCCATACCATTCATTCATTAAGAGTTACACCCAAACATAATACTTTGTCAGACACACCTACATCATCAAATTCAAGCTCTGAATAACTTGTTTCGTATGGATAAGGATATATCCTGCCGTACTTTTTATGCAACTCGATTATTTCTTCATCCGTCAATTTGCGTCTGACACGCATCTCGATTTCGTAATCATCGGAAAGATTCTCAATTATTTTTCTAAGTTGTCCTACGTTCTTTATTTCCATATCTCAATCTCCTTTCTCTTTAATCCGTTCAAGTACATCCTTGTTGGCTTCGAGTATATCATCAAAAGAGGGGATGGGCATCCAATAGATGGGTTTACTATTATGGCATACCCACTTCCCGTTCATTACAAAAGCTACTTCGTAATAATATCTGCCCTCGTAATTAGTCCCAACCAAAACACTTTCTAACTCTTCTGGCAACCGTTCCTTAACGCTTATCCACGGTGATTGCTTTGACTGCCATTCGGCACCTTGAACGAAATTAATCTCTCCAAACTTTGCCAAATCTTTACCAAACAAAGTTCTATCAACTGTCCTATGATTAAATAGGATATTTTCCTTCGCTGCTTCTTTTACTGTCTGTTTCATATCAAAATACTATTTTAAAATCTTTACTTTTCAATGTAGGAAGCCTGTCGGTGACAAACTTCTCCAGTTCCTGTTCGTCTATCGGGAATAACGGGCAGTATTGGTATCTGAATGTATGTACAAATCGCCCGTCAAGCATTACATCAAAAACCAGTGTTTTCATAAATTTACTTGCATTCTCTTTTCAATTAATATACTTTTTCTTTTATCTACCAACCGCAAATACTTGCAATTGATAGAACCTTTATTCACTTTTGTACCGTCCAATTTCCTAATATCAAAGGAACCACTACTTCTTCTTCCAAAGATGTAATACAACTCTTTTTTGTATTCAACCAAGTCAAACAACCTAAAACCTTTTACCAAGAATGGTGCTTGATTGAGTTTCTTTCTGCCACCTTTCAAGAAATTAGCTTTGTGTATTTGCCTGTTTTGGCAACGCACCTTCTTCTGATAGAAATAATACCCAAGAGGTTTGGCAGTAGGATTACCACTGATACACCTTGCATCCACATAATGCTCTTTAGGAAGATTATTAGTGATACGGGTATTCTTCGTGATATAGCCAAAAGTCATACTTACATTAGGATAGATATTCTTTAGTCTATCATAGAAACTCCATCGCATAATCCCCATAAAGGCGGAATCTCTAAATGACTTTCCACGCTTTACATTTAATTCAAACTCACCTCTATGATATGCCTTATGACAAGTTTCGCAAAGAGTAATCAAGTTGTTTGGGCTATCACCTCCAGTCTTTCTGCTCTCTATGTGATGCACATTCAATACTTTATCCTTACTCTTACCCTTACAATGTTGGCAAGTATGATTATCTCTAAACAATACGTATTCACGCACATTGAAGAAATCAAGCTGTTCTCCTTGCTGGTATTCAACGCCAGATATACTTGGATTATTAATCTTCTGTATATCAAAGGAAGCCGTTTCAACTACGATATTAGTTATCGGTAGGAACTTATGTATCTTCTCAACAACAGTCAAATGAGTTTGGATTTTGTTTTCAACAGATGGTGCCAGCCAACCTTTACGCTTGGAAGATACCCTATTATTGAAACGAGCCTTGCGATAACGAAGCCTACTCCTACGGGTTCTTCTTAATTCCCTACGAGTAGATAGCTTATCCACAATATCGTTTCTCAATTCCACATCTGCTGCATACAATTCTTTTTCACTTGTTGTTGCTGAAATGCCGATATGCTTGCTATCAGCATCTACACCCAAACTTACGGGCTGTGTATAATCTGTTGTGTCATAATCCAATTGAATTGTGAACGGAATACGGCACACAACATGGGCTAGACTGTTTTTTAACAGCCTTCTCACCTTACCAAACCTTTCGGTTGGCATAAGTGCTTGTCCTTGTTTGTTAATTACGTAAACCATTTACTATAAGTCGGATTTCTCCGTTAAATGCTCATCGACAATGTTATGGAGAGGTTTACCGTCAGTAACACTATTCCTACCCCACAGAATTGTTTAATCACTGACCTTAGAGCAAGGGGCTTGAGCAAATACCCCTTGGTAACTATATATTCTTTCCTAACGCTAGTCTAATCAACCTGGGCTTTTCAAGCCCTCAGACCAAAGACTTGTGAGTAGTTGATAATTTATTAACTTTTGTCCATAAACTAAATTCGGTATATAGATATTTCCATATATCCCTGTAACGATATTTGTCGTTAGGGTATTGGCAACGAACACAATAATCCGTTTTGTATAAGACCTCATATATCACACCCCTGTGTTCAAACAGTTCGCCCATGTCAAGGGTTCCTACTTCCACCTTTCCTATCATCGTAAACAAAAATTACTACTTTACCAATTCTATCGTAGGGCATTGATAAGACCAAACATATAAGCCCCTCTTCGACATGGTTCCATCTTTCTTCACCTCGTTAAACAATGGTTCAATATTGTCAGAAAAATCAATCCTATAATCCTTGACATAGGCATATCGTTTTGATTCATTAGTAGTAATACACACCTTGCTTCCGATAGGATACTTCATATTGGATTCAATGTACTCCTTTTCCAACTGAATTTTCTGACTTTTCAATTCCCTTATTTTTGAATTGATATCATTTTTCTTTGTCTGAAATTCTTCTTTGTTCATAGCTTTTATATTGTTTTTATGAATGAAACATCCCTATTATCATTTTTTCTTTAAATTATAATATAACTGAATAATGCCTTTTAAAGGTATCCCAAGGGGTTCGGTCTACATAAGGAGTGCCGTTCCATGTATATTTGGCATAAAACATGGAACTCCATTTAACAAACTTAAACTCCCATATAAACGAGATGATATTGAACGCCAAAAATACTGAAATCTCGAACATTGTGTAAGCTATACAAGGCAAACACCATATAATCAAATGTATTCTTAAATATTTCATAATTAACATTCAGACAAGACCTGTAACACAATAAGCCATACAATGACAATCATCAATCGTCCAACATATTTCCACATATAGCTTTCATTAACATAGCAAAAACAATTCCAAAAAGCATAAATTCACTCCTTTATAATATTATTGTCCACCCACCTCATTGCACCCTTTAACGCATCAGTTGTAGACCTGTAAAACATATCAACAAAAAGATCCATCCGTTCACCTTTTGGACCTCTCTTTATTATTCGGTACATGAAGTCTTTTTCTCCTGTGACCTCTATTGTACATTTCTTATAATATGCCACGTACTTCTTTCTCATACGGCAAAGATATAGTTTATTGGTTTACCAACAACTTTTTATTAACTTTTATTAAGCGTTTTTCCCAGTCGTTCAGATCTACACCCGTCTTAATCTTCTCCATAACCGAAGCTATATCAAAAGATTTACATTTTTCATACAGATCACTCATTGTCGTTCCTTGTATGATAACTCCGTTCTTTTCCCCGGAAAAATATCCGTCAACACTCTCTATCACATCCCATTTCCGTCCTTCCAGGATGTATTGTTTATTGTTCGTTCCCATATTCTTTTGTTTTGTTTTAATAGTTAATCACCTTCTGTTATCAGTACGGGCGAGTTTTCATAAATCACATACCCGTATAATTTACCGTCTATTTCTTTGCCTTTCTTTGGCTGGTAGTCCCTTCCTTGCACGTAGAAATTACCATCAAAAGGGTATGCGTTAATATGCTTATGCGGTATGTCAGTTGCACACATTCCAACCCAATAAGGGTATTTAAATAATTTCCCGTCCTTATCCCTTGCTATATAGAATTTCGCTAAATCTTTCTTATTATCGAAAAATACGGTTTTCTCGATGATAGGTTCGTATTTGTGATTCACAGCAGATAAAGTATAAATCATTCCGATAATTTTTACCCCGTTCAAATTGCAGCCGTTAGTAAGTCGTTCTACCTCTTCTCTTGCTGCTTCCATCGTTGCGAAAATGCAGGTATATAGGTTTTCGCCTTTGCCCAAATAGGCGCGTACTTCGTAAATCATTGTTTTTGCTTTTTAGTTATTAATAGTTCCCGGTAGCGGTGGCGGTCCGCTTGTTGTTCCCCATACCAGGATAGCTGTTTACTTTGTGCAACACTGGAGCATTATATTGGTAGCCTGTATTCATGTGCCATAATGTTACTATAACGCACGTATTCAATGAATTTTCCGTGACGCCTTACATAGTCGTTTATATGATTCCATTGGTTGTGTAATTGTTCAGGAGTTTTTCGTTCTCATAAGTTAGTAATAGTTCATTGCAATATTAGGACAATATGTTTCTAAACACATGATCAATGAATACCGTATTCGTTCGCCATTTCCCACGCTTTTTGAAAACAAAATATCCGCGTATAATTGCCGTTTCTTTTATTTCGTTTGCAAAATCATAGGCCGCTTGCTGATCGTTTCCAACCTCCTTATTTATTGATCCGCTATTATTGCTCAACCTGTAACGTAGCTTTGCATGATCTGTAATAATATTCATACCTTTCGTTTATTTTCGTTTTTAAGTAAAAATTGCTCCCGGTAACAGTGTCGCTCTGTTTGTTGTTCTCCATACCGGGAAAATATTTCACATTATTTCCGCTTTATCTTAATTCTCTGAATGAAACAGTTTGAAAATCACTCTTGATAATCTCTATCTGTATAGGCTTAACAAATCGGTCCAGTTCCTTGCGTATCTCTCTCATTTGTTCAAACGGTACGGTTACAATGTTATATAATATTATTATATATTTTTGTAAAATTCACAATATAGACCATACAGATCTATAATATCTGAATCGGTTAGTATTCTCCTTAAAACTCTAATTACTTTAATCACTTTCATTATTCGTTCAAATATGATTTAGGAAGCAAAGGGAAAACTCTTAACACTTCATCAAAACGCACGTTCCCAAACTTTTCGATATATACGGAAAAATAACGTTCACTCCGCCTATGATCAATAGTTATGCAGCTAGGTACGTCCTTTCGATTTAACGTTTTATAGTCGTTTGCGTGCTCTCTTACAAACTTAATCAATTCGGGTGTATTTATGTACATTTTGATTATGTTTTGTGTCCTGGTGCCGTTATAATACGCTCGTTTAACCTGTTTTTCGGGTAACTTGTGCCCGTCATAGCTTTTCCAAAACTTGATATTTTCCCTGATAAAATCCAATGTATTAATACTTCTACTAGCTTTAAACGTTCCTATCTTAATACTTTCGTTTTCAAGGATAGGATATAATTCTTTTTCTATATTCTGTTTTTTCATAATACTAATTATTTAGATAATTCGTTTAACACTTCGTTGAGATTTGGCAACACCCACGTTTTTAGGTATAATTCCAGTCTTTCCCTAACATAGTTTGCTGTTTCTTCGTCAAACGTAGGGCAATTGCCTGGTACTATTGGTTTTTGAAAGCATACTACCTTATTATTATTCATTACATTGCTTACCTTAGTAATTGCCTCCTGTAATTGTTCTTTAGCGTATTTCTTTTTCATATGTCATTATAATGGTTAATTGTTCCCGAATAAATTGAATGTGTGTTTCTTGTTCTTTCAACGGCAAAGAATATAATTCTTTGTAAAATTCGTTTTCACTCACAATTTTACACTTATTGTCTTTGCAATACCTTTCAAAGTCCTTTTCCGCGCCGTTCCCGAAACTGAATGCTTTTTTGATCTTTTCGTTGCACCAAACGGAGTATCCACCGTATTGTATTGCGTCTTTGATCGAGTTGTACGGGCGGCCTGATTGCCATTGCTGAAACTGTTAATAGTAAATTGTATCATAATTATATTGTTTTTTTTTGATTGATTAATAGGTAAGTTCCGCCAATATATCCGCATTGAATACGGGTAACTGTTTTGCGTATCGTGTACGCCCGTCTAGGGGTGTTTCCGTAATGGTTAGCTCTAGTAATTTGTATATTGGTGTATTCCAGATAGGTTTTTCTAGGGCTTCTATTTCTTTGTACCGGGGCGAATCTATATATATACCTTTTGGACCGTGGTAAAACTGTTTAAAAAACGGGTGATCTTTATGTCTGCATACTAAATGATAACTTATGTGTTTATATGCTATATCCTTTACCGTTTTTGAGGCCGATTTACAAATATATTGGCTACCTGTTTTGCTGTTTTTTACTGTTACTAGTATCATAATGTTTTTTGTTTTTATGGATAATATATCGGTATTGATTGAGATCTTTCAATAGAAGGCTTTATTTTGCCTTCTATTGGCGTTTTTGGATGGAGTATTGCACACCGTCAAGTATATATTTTGCGTGCTCTTTAGCCGCTTGCTGTTTTTCCTGTTTTGTAGGTATTATTCCGTCGTACTTGTATAACAGTTTGGCGGCCTCTCTGATTATAGTTTTCATTGTGCTGCAATTTGCTAGGTGTTCTATTGATGGCTGTATGCCCTTGTTTGCCTTCTTAATTATGCAATTTTGCAGCCATGTTGTAATATCGTATATTTCCCGCGTATTGCGTATATACATTGCAAGCAAATTAGGTATGTCGTTTCTTGTTTCCATAATGTCACGTTTTTAAATTGTTATTGTTTCTGTTTTTCTACATAGTCTGTTACCCGTATGGATAGATACAGGCAACCTAATAGTATTAATGTTTCGATCATGCTGTATATTTTTAACAAAACGTATCAAATATTTATTACAATTATTTACCAAACTAATATTGTCAAAGATATTCTTATATTCGTTATAAGCATAACGACATACAGAAATAGAACGTTTTAAATTAGTTCTATTACCTGTTTCAAATTTACGTATATGTACGTATGTTGCAATATTTATTAACAAATCCTTAGCTTGTTTTACTGTTATTATTTTAATTTTTGTAAAAAGTCGTTTAAATCATTTTCTGAATAATCTAAATAATTAGGTTCTGGATAGCTGTTTTCGGATAACCAATCACAAACAATATCGTACAACTCATTGTCTAGCCCGTTATCGTTAATATATTGTTGCGCCGTGTCTGCAATTATGTTATATTTCGTTTCGGTATAATATTGTCCTAAATAATAAAAATCTAATATATTACCCGCTATAATTAACTCGTACAATTCTTTTGCAGGTTCCCCAAAAATAAACGCGTTTTCACCGTTCCAGGACGTTTTTTCATGTACTATATTTTCTTGGTAATATTCTTTAAAGTAAGATATTATAACCTTGTCTAAAAATGATCCACCATAATCGGTGTAAGCGAAATTAAGGTATATATCACTATGTTTGTCTTTTACCTCCTGTACTAAACTTTCAGAACTCACGTATGTCGATATACTCGCAAAATCTACTAGGTTATTATTTGTTCTCATTGCTATTTTTTACTTTTGATTTTTCCAAACTCTATAATCATTATCACTTTCAAAACACATATAACCGCCAAAAACCTTGACAATGTGTGCAGGGGTAAACGGGCAATTTTTAATTGCCCGATACCGTGTTTCAACTTGTGCAAAAAACGTTCTCATTCCTCTTCCTCTTCCTCTTCCTCTATTTCCGTTTCCACTTCGTCCAATACTTCCGAAATTGCCCGTCCTAACAGATAACATCGTATAGTTACGTCGCATGATTCCGCGCCTCTTTCCAAATAACTCATATCGCAACCGAACTCCGTTAACGCTTCACTTAACAGGTCCCAATTGTGACAAATGTATTCCTCAGCTTCCCACGAATTGCACGTGTATGACCCTGATGCGTTCCCCGTTACACTATCGGACACAAATAATCTATCATTAAGATCCGTTTCCACTTCGTCCCTGTTTTCAGAGGTTACTACTATATTGTTCTCATTGATATAATTCAACACGTCCTCTTTAACCGCTTCCAAATAATCGTATCTTTCCATAATTGTAATATTTAATTGATTTATACTAATTCCCATTGTTTTTAACAAAACCTCTAAAGTTCCCGAAATTACGCCTAAATTCGGCAATGGCTTGTTTCTTGGTTTTTCTGTAATAGCAATATCTTTGCCCGTTACAGAACTATATAGTTAGTTTGTATTCCTTATCCTCTCCGTCCGTTTCGCATGATCCGTCAAACACTTGCCATATATTACACCAGCCCAGATCTGACACGATCAAAAACTGCATGCCACTTATAACCAATGTGTAATACTTGCTTGTATCGTCAAAATTAATGTGGTACTCAGTGTATTCGTTAAACGCTGCAATATGTGTTTCATATAGTTCTACTTTAAACACCCTATAAGGTTGACTATATACTAAGTATTCTATCTTTTCGTTATCCGATTGCAATTCCTTATTATAATACAACCGACTAGTATATACACATTCGCTAACCGCGCGCTTTAAATTGGTACGTTTCCCCGTATCAAAGTTACCGATATGCAGCAATGCAGTGTTGCCGTTAATCATGTTTTTAACCGCTTTCTGTGAGATTCTTTTTGCTTTCATATTATAATGTATTAAGTTTATATACTGTACTCTGTATCTATACGGGCTTGTAACCGTTACCAATATCATGGTAGCTACATTACAGTATGCGCGTATCGTATGTTTTTACGGCTTATATTAACTTATCCGTGCATAACAGACAAGTTTAAGGCTTATGTATAGGATACATACGCACATACATTATATTATATCGTATCAGGAGCTAATCACATATCGCACTAAAACATTATCACCCTTATCTAATATTCCGTGCCTCTGCATCGTGGCTAGCTACACCGCTATTTATATTCCGCTTATCCTGGTTTGCGGATCTGTACCACGCTCTCACCGTGGCAAGCTGTTTCAATATGTCATATATCTCTTTGTCCTTCCGACACTGCAAACATACGGCGTTTTTGATTAGGTTGTATATTTCATTAACATTCATTATAAATTAAGCCCGTTTTTTCCAAAATCAATACAGTTTATATACATATTTTAAATTAATATTGCATAATATTAATAGATCCGACCATGCAAGACCTATTTTAGCTTAATATTATGTTTAATTTCAATATTTTTCAATGTTAATTTATGTTAAATCTGTTTGTAAGTGTATGAACGTGAGGGAATTACGAAATCTTCGTAGATGTCACTTGTAAAGATATTTTACTTGTAAAGATTTCAAAATTCGATTGTCGTAGAAAAGAATTCTTTTTTATTTACAAATGGTATTTATCCGGGTGTTTGATATAGCGTAACTACCTGTAAATCAGTGGTATACCCCCTTTATTGGGGTTTTCTATGTGGGTGTGTCGCTCCCGATAAATTTTTTTCTGAAAATTTTTTTTCTCCAAATTTTGCTCGGATGGCTGATTTTGCGTTTTGGATGTGTATTTTCGGTAGTTTTCAACAAAATCGGATAAATATTTACATAAAAAGTTACGAAAATCGTAGGTTTTTTGGTGTGTTTCGTAGGTGTGGTTGCATTTTTTATGTCTTTTTTTGCAGTATAAGTTATTGGTTTACAGTATTCTTCGTTGATTTCGTCGTTTTGATATGTATCTATACTAAATTACGTATGCAGTTTTGGTGTCTGTATGTGTCTGTATGTGTATGTATTGTGTATGTATATGTATTGTAATAGAGTATGTAAGGTGTACGTGTATGTATATATTGTATAAATATATTACTTTTAACATTTAATATGCAAATTAATAGAGGGTAGATTTTCAAAGATTTACGATTCAATTTTTTTTGACAAGACTAAATAGCTTGTTTTCAGCTATTTAACCACTAATTTTCGCGAGTTTTTTGACAAGTGTTGAAAAACGAAGAGTTTACGAAGTCTACGAAAAATCAACGAATTTCGTAGGTTTTTTACGAATTTTCCCGAATCAATTAGTTGTATATGCAACTATCAGTGTTGAGATTTTTTATTTTATGTTAAATTAAGCCAATTTTACATTTGTTAACGTAGAAAATAACAAGTAAATAAAAAAATATAGTTAAATCATTTTAACTAAAATGAGAAAAATCATTACAAAAGTAAAAAATAACAACAATCAATATTTTTTATTTTTCCTATTCAAAGCATACTGTGGACGTGAAAGTAAAAAATCTTGTGTAAAGAAAGATAAACTATCTTCCTTGACACGTAATTGTTAACCACGTAAACATTTGCAGTTAATTAATTTAACTATGTGTTTTCGTGTTGTTTTTTGCGCTATATTTGCAGGTAAAAACATATAAATGTGTGTGTAAAGATGGAAGAAGAAATAGAGATTAAACTTAGGTTGCCCGAATCAAGGCGTGTCATATGCCTGTCCGATGCAATGCCCGACAGGGAGCGTTGGTACAAGGGAATGAGAGTACAGACATGGCTGTTCGGGTGGGTTACGCTCGTCAGCTTCCGGGACCGTCACTGCTGTCTTAAACTTGACGAGCCTCTGGATGACGGAACGAAGGCGGTGTTCGTGTCGGAAGCGTCATTCATCAGGCGCGTGCCCGTACCTTTAACTGCAAGGTCTATGGCTGCACAGGTAGCTGGTGTCAGCGTGGAGGGTGAAGTGCTGGAGTACGAGAGGAAGATGAAGAGCAAATGGGAGAAGGAGAGAAAGCATATAGCGGAGATATGTGCAAGGTACGGGTATGTGCTTCCTTCCGAGTGGAAGCGATCGTTAAGGAGATTCGCTTCTTGGTGCGAGGACCAGGTAAGGCAGTACGATCATATCGTGGATGCGGACTATCTCATGCGCCATGATACGTCCGTTGTGGGCGGAAGGAGCGTGGATGACCTCAGGTTCGTGCCCGATGTGGATATGGTGGATGGGATCGGGGCGAACGGGAAGCCTTCTGCCGCTCGCGTTTCACGGTGCGCGCTCATTCCCGGAAGCATCGTCACCGCCATACGCAATGCAGGGAACGAGATGGACAAGTCGGTGTCGTTGTGGCGGAACAGCTATTTCGTGAAGATGAGGCGTTTCGGGTACACGTTCAATACCTGCTGTGACGGGGCAAGGACACGTGACGATGCGTTCACATGGTTCAAGGACATCACCATACAGTACATGGCTGATCTTATAGAGTATTACGGGATAAGACGTGATTCCATCGTGTGCAGGAAACTGGAACACATCGCGGACGTGTACTCTTCGCTTGACGATATGGACGCACGCCCTGACATATCAACGGACGATTATGACCTGTATCCCGTTGTAATGTTCGGGAAGGTTGTGGACCGGGATAAATCGCTGGACCAGGTAGGATCGGTAGAGAAAGGAGGGGAAGATGACTGTCGCTGAATCAGCAAAGGCTTCTTATGAATACATCCTTGATTCCGTTATGGGCAAGCTGGCGGACAAGGGCGGTGGTCGCGGTTTCCGTAAAGCAAGGGATGAATGCGAGTGGAAGCGTTCCATATCCGCTATGGTCGAGATGGATATAGCCGATGCATGCAGGGAATGCAATTTCAGGCGGCACAGGAGCGGTTCCATCATGGCTTTTGACGGTAAGATATTCGTTCCCATGATGAAGGAGGATCTGATGCGCCTGTGCATGGATTTGTGCCGCATAAACGGTCTTAGCGAACTGTACATGACCGATACGAGCGAGCGTTTCTACCGTACCATCGTAAAGAACGTGACGCATGAGATATTCAATCCCAAGCGTAACTCCATCACCTTTGACAATTGTGTCCTTGACACGGAAACGATGGAAACGTTCGATTTCTCTCCTATGATAGAATCGTGCATACGTATCAATATCAATTATGACCCGTTGGCGCGCAGCCCGTTGTGGGAGAAGTTCCTGGACGATGTGATTCCTGTGAAGGACACCCAGGATGCCTTGCAGGAGTTTGTGGGGTGTGCCTTTGTTGACAGGAAGAAGATCAAGATGGAGAAGATGTGTTACCTTCTCGGTTGTGGTAGTAACGGTAAGTCGGTGTTCTTTGACGCTGTTGTCAACGCGCTAGGGAAAGATAATGTTTCTTATATGGAGATGGCTGATCTGTCGGGTGACAAGTCTACTTGCGAGTACAATATAGCGATGATAAACGGCAAGCTGCTCAACTACGCCTCAGAGATGGGAGGGAAGGATGTGAGCGGTGGCAAGTATAAGAAGTTCATATCCGGTGAGCCTACTATGGCACGCCTTCCGTTCGGTGAGCCTTTCCTTGCCGACATGATGCCGCCTTTCATGGCCAATCTTAACAAGATGCCTTCCGTTTCGGACCAGACTTATGGTCACTTCAGACGCTCCCTTGTTATCCCGTTCTATCGTGTGTTTAAGGAATCGGAACAGGACAGATCTCTTCCGTTGAAGCTGTCAAAGGAATCGGCAGCCATTATCAACTGGATAATAGAGGGTGCAAGACGGTTTGTGAAGAATAAAGGTGAGTTTACGAAAAGCTATACGATAGAATCCGTTACGGAGAACGCAAGACGTGATTCCAACAGTGTCCTGTCATATCTTTACGATTCGGGGTATGATTCTTCGGGAGATATTGAGGAATCGGCTATCCGTGACCGTGACTTGTATGTGAAATACATAGCATACTGCAATGACTGTGGCGTTAGACCTTACAGCAAGAGAAAGATGGTTGACATGATACGCCAGGAAGGCTATTCCGTCACTTCCGCGTGGGATGAGAACAGGAACAGATTGTTTCAGGTCGTATTAAGACGGAAGTATAATCCTGACGAATACCTTCTGCAACAGGCTGATGATATAATGAAGGAGGATTTGCCGTTCTAAAGTGATGTTTTTTTTATAATAAATAAATGTCTTTTGAAAAAAAGTGTTTTATATTTGCTTTTATAATAAATAGTATATACATTTGCATTGTATTTTAAAACACTTTTATTATGAAAACAGAAGTTGAAATGAAAAGAATTCTTTTTGGGCATGAGATTTCCCAAAAAAGCAAAAGTGAATTTTTGTCTGCTACCGATTTGGTTAAAGCTGGTAATGCTTGGAGGATTAATAATGGGTTTCCTGAATTTAATTTTTATCAGTGGCGGCAAAGCAATAATACAAGAGAGTTTATTGTAGAGTTAGAAAAAAAGTATGGCACTGCTATTATCAGTGGAAGGGGTAGAGGGCATCATACATGGATTCATCCTTTTTTATTCTTGGATTTGGCGTTGGCTATAAATCCAAAGTTGAAAGTTGAGGTGTATGAATGGTTATTCGACAAACTTCTTGAATATCGTAATGATAGCGGTGATTCATTTAAAGAAATGACTGGTGCGCTGTATAATAATTGTTCCAATAAAAGCCAGTTCTCAAAAGCTATGTCTTTATTGTGCACTATGATAAAAGAAGAATGTGGTATAACAACAGATTGGCAACACGCAACAGAAGAACAGTTGTTGTATAGAGATAAGATTCATGAATATATATCTCTTATGTGTGACATTTTTAAATGGAATAACAATGAAGCTGTCCGTGTTGGTTTGTTAAAAGCTAAAAAATGGAAGGAGAATAAGTTATCTGTTTAATATTATTTAACCGTTATTGTTTTTACCATATTACTTTAATATGTATTTTTGCTGAAAAATTTTATTGTATATGGATAATAAAGAGATTGTTTTATTTGATAGAAGTATTCGTGTTACTTCTGATTGGTATGTATGTGTGTCTGATGCCCAGTGTGCGATAAATGAATCTCGTAACAGGGTTGGTTTGAAAAGGTATAATTTCAGCCAGTGGTTAAAGACGCTTTACGTAAGTGACATGGTTTCCAGTATTAATGAGAGTGGCAAGGATGCTTTCAAGGTTGAGTTTGATAATGATTCGGGTAAGATAGAGCAGTATTGTCATTTTGGTGTGTTTGTTAATATGATTTTGTCGGCAAGCCCTGTTAGTGGTGTACTAGACAATGAAGATTGGTTTAATGATTACGTTTGTGATGTATATTCCATTGACTATCATGTTTATGAACACGCCAAGATACTTGCCGTTGGCGGTTTGTGGCGTTATACGACAAAGAATGCTAGGTTCAGTGATGATATCCGTATGATGGATGATATCATGTATTTCGTTCCCGATGGTTACAAGAATGCCGTGTATAGCCTGTTTTTTGATTTGCTAGGTACGTTTTATTACAATTGGGAGTTTGCGTTGCGTTATGCAAAGAAACTTCTTTTAGGGGATGTGGAGGAATGATTATGAGATGCTTTGTTCGTTTTGTCATGTTTCTCATATACATTGACATTGTATTTGTTCTTCTTGTGTTTATGGTTCCTACTGAGATGATGTACAGGTGGAGTGACGGTAAAAAACCTTACGGGTATGTTTCATGCCTGTCAAGTTCATTGGGATATCCTGACGATTATCGTTATACATTAAGCGATTTCTTTAGGGATTTGAAACAGGGATGGCATAATTTTAAGTAATATGGGTTCTATTGATTATGAATATATATTTGCCAATCTTGATACCGTGCTTGGGCTTCCTTTAAGGCGTAGGGGTAAGCGGTGGACGTTGCCTGCCCGGATAAATCTGGAGAGCCATAGCAGGAAAGACAAGCTGGTTTTCTATATGAACAAGTCGGGCAGTATCACCGTTACCGAGCAGGGCGGTGATTCTGTCAACCTGTTTGACTTTCTCGTGTCTTATCTTCCCGGTTGCAGCAGTGCTTCTGATGCTTTTAGGATTCTGTCAAGCCCGGATGGTTGCAGGATGAGTTTGAAGGATTTTTACGAGAGGGAGTATGATTCTGGGAAGCAGGAATCAAGGTTTGTTGATGTGAAGTATGTTGACAGGCTTAGTGATGCCGGGCATTGGAAGGGGAGTAATCTGTATGAGTACCTTTTAGGTGTTTTCGGTGTTGATTCCGTGAATGATGTGTTTTCAAGGTACAAGGTAGGGTGTCTTGGAAGGGAATCCTCTGTATTCTGGTATTCTGACAAGGATGGTAACGTATGCCATGACAACAGGATAAGATATGGGGTGAACGGCCACAGGAAGAAGGAAACCCATGCTTTCAGGAAGTTTACTACGGGTGAAGGGTTTACCCATCGTGGCTTTTTTAAGCCGTTTTCAGGGGATTATTGTAGCGATGCGATAACTTGTATGGTTGAATCGGAGAAAACCGCCCTAATAGCCTCTATGGCTTTTGGTAACGGTTTTATATGGACGGCTTGTGGAGGAATGAACCAGCTTGGAAATAAATTGCCAAAAAATGTTATTTTATTCCCCGACTTTGATAATAAAGCTATATCTTTGTGGGGTGACAAAGGACGTATGGCGAAATGGTGGGAGTTCCCTAGCCTGTCTTTAGGATTGAAGCATAACGATGATATCGGAGATGCTGTTATTAATAATTTGAAGAGTATTAACATTAAACAATTTAGAGAATGGATATTGAATTAGAAATTGATTTTAAGGAAAATCTTCTTTCCTTGCGTAATTATATCTCTTTGGGATTTCGTTGTGACGATATTGATTTCAAGAACGCGGCTATTGCTTCCATTGATAGAATGATGGAAGAAGTATTGGATGAGCATGATGTGAATTTCTTTGACGCATTGCAGAATGCTACTGAAAACATTATTGAACTCACTACAGTAAATGATGTTAATGATATTTGCTGTGAATTTTACTATGTGATGGATGAGAATGAGCGTGTCATGCACCGTGAGTTCTTTGAAAAGCTGAAAAAATATCGTGAAAGCAAGATTGAACGTATTGTTCCTTTGAAGGAAAAAGACTGCATTGTCATGGGTAATAAGTATGTTGAATTAGGTAGCGGCAAAGAGTGTGTTGTTGACAGTATTATCCACATGCTTGCCGAGAATGACCGAATGATTAAAGATGCTGTTTTGTATGTAGACCATCTTGGTCAGCGCATAGCGTGTTCTGCTGATGAGTTTAGGAAAAAGTTTGGGGTGAGGAAATAAATCGTGACATAATTTTGTTTTAATCAATTTTATTATTATATTTGCATAATTAAAATTTGATAAAAATGAAAGATTGTGGTATTTATATGTTTTTGTATAAAAACTATTGTTATGTTGGTCAATCTATTAGAATTTCTAAAAGAATTGATGGCCATAAAAGGATGATTAGATCTAAAACTCATCCAAATATGGATAAAATATCAGACTATGATATTAATGATATTGAATTTTCTATATTGGAAGAATGTAATCCATCCGATTTAAATAGAATGGAAAAGTATTATTTTGACATTATGTCTAAAAAGTATGTAATGTTGAATAAAGCTAATTGTGGTATGTCTGGTGATCGTTTTTCTGATAGGTATTTTTTATTAGATAAAACTCCTTTTCTTGATTATGTTAATGGGGATTTTTATATTGATAATATTGTTATCGAAAAGAAAGACGGTCTATACTGTTTATCTCAATTGGTTGATTTTATTTTGGACAATAGCACATATTCCGTAAGTTTAAATAACATTATAAATACCAACGAATTTGCTGAACGTATATATGAATTATATAAGAATAAAGGTCTTGAGATTCCAGCAAAAAGATGTTTAGTAAAAAAAATGAAGGATTTAGGAATATATAAGTGTGTTGGTGCTAGGGGTAATAGAAAAATATTCTGTGATTTTGGCGTGTTTGTTACTTTTGCTTATATGTCATGTCCTCCATTTGGAGCATCTGTTTGTATGATTATTGGTAAAAATTTATAAGAATAAGCATGGCTAAAGGAGAAGTAAGAATTGACGGTAAGGTGATGGGAAAGGATTACGGTAAGTATTTCTATTCTCCACGTGGTAATATGTGGGCTGTCACCTTGTGTACGTATGACTGTGATGATGGTCGTATGTTTGAAGAAATAGAGTTGTATAGAACGAAGGATCAGGCTAGGGAAGCTGCATTTAGATTGAATACGGAGGAACGAAATGGATTTGACTAATTCAAATGTAATAAAACTGCCTAGTGGGTATATATTGAAGAAGATTGACAATTGTACTTATGAGTTGGTAAAGATTGACGATTTCAAGAAAGGAGATTTCCTGTTTGCTAAAAGCAGGACAGGACATGTAAAGGATTATGTGTTTATCAACAATGGTGGTTTGAAAGCTAATTTCTTGTATAATGACAAGAATGTTCTTATCTGTAATTCAGAGTTTAACTTTTCAAACGGTTATGATATTTCAAAGGCTACTCTCGAACAGATTGCTGCCATGAGAAGGCTTTTGTCCGAAAATCATTTCACCATTGTTGATGGTGAAGTAGTTCCCATTACCGATCCTGTTGTCGGCTTTGTTATTGTCAATGATGTGATTTATCCTGCAAGCAAGATTTACAGAAGCAGGGAATGCGCTATGTATGATTTAAAGAGAAAAATAAAAAAATGAATCAAGTAAAATTCGTAAAATTAAGACGGGATGCAGTTCTTCCCGAAAAAAAAACTGATGGTGCTGCCGGGTATGATTTGTATGTTCCTGACAACACGTTGATAAGAAAAGGTCGTAATCTGATTAAACTTGGTATAGCCATTCAGATGCCATCAAATATGAAGGCTATCATCAAGCCTCGAAGTGGATTTTCTCTGAAAGGTATTATTGGCGTTGACGGGAAGTATCATGACGCAGATGTGTTGGATGGTGTTATTGATTGTGATTATACTGGTTGTATCGGTGTTATAGTGAAAAGTTTTGAGAAAGAGCCTTTCTATATTGCCGCCAAGGAGCGAATTGCTCAGCTTCTTTTCAGTAATTATATTGAGGTTGAATTTGTTGAGGTTGAAAGCCTTGATTCAACGGATAGGGGCGATGGAGGTTTTGGTTCTACAAACAATGCAGGTAAGTAAGTATGAAAACAAAAAAGATAAACAAGATTTACGACAAGGGTTATGATAGTGTACTGAACAAGTATTTTATCTTAGCCATGTTTGTTGAGTTTGGTGAAACGAAGTATGATCGTATTTTCTTTTCTGATAAGAAGGATGCGGATAACATAAAAGTTGGTGATTTGTTATGATCGGAGTTACGTTGAACAGCAAGGTTAAAATTATAAACCGTGATAAATACATTTCACTTCACGGTGAAGATTCTGTAAGCAAGTCAAATGTGTTCGGTAAATTTGTCACTGTTAAATACTGTTTTGAGAATGGTGAAAAGTTTCTTTGTGCGGATGACCAGGGTAAAGAATATATTCTTTTTTCAGATTGTATTGCTTATGTTGATCATGTTAAAGAGAGAAGCATCCTTGATGAAGCAAAGGATATCCGTAGCAATAGCAGACAGTCTGACTATGGTGATGCAGTAGTTAATTTTGAAAACATTTCCAAGATGGCTTCTTTGATTACGGGAAAGGAATTATCTCCTTATGACTGTGTTGCTGTACAGATAGCTGTAAAACTATGCAGACAGGGATTCCATAAAAAGCGTGACAATATGGTTGATTTGGCTGGTTACGCTGATATAATGCAATTAATCGTAGACCGGGAAAATGTGGAAAATGGGAAAAAAGGCTGACAACGCTTTGATTTTTAGGAGAGTTCTAGCGGCAAGCGGACTCTCCGATACTGATGTTAACAGGAAAAGCAGGAAGCATGATATTGTGATGAACCGTGCTCTTGTGTGCTGTGTCATGCGTGACATGGGTTTAAGTATGTCTGAAATTTCTGATTTCCTATGTATTGACAGGAGTAGCATATACAATCTTTTTAAATATTCTTCTGAACTTGACGAGAGGGTAAGGGAGATAAAGTCTAGGATAAAGGAGGAAAGATAATGGGTTTGAATAAAGGATGGGGTAAACTTCCCCTTAGTAACAATCTTCTTATTGACGATGAAAAACAGAAGAAGATTGATATAGCAAAGCATATTGATGATGCGAATGAGATGGAGTTATGGGCTGCGTCCGCTTATGTCATAGATACCAATCCTGTCTTGTTTTACAGGGCTACACACGTTGTTGATGAGGGTATGTCAGAGCGTTCTTTGCTTATGAAAGCTAAGCAATGGGTTAATTCTCCAAGAATAACCCAGATTGTCAATTATGCCAAATCTTCCATGCTTGCTTCCGATTATGTGACACCATCCATGAGGCGTGTGTTGGAAGGTGAGAATAAGGAAAAGACAAAGACTTTGATAAACAAGGATAACCTTGAATTTGAAGATGCGATAAGCCTTATAGAAAGTTTCCTAAAGCGTTCTGATATAGACACTGCTGATTTTAAGGATGTGAAAGGTGCGCTTGATATGCTTGCAAAGTTCAAAGGATGGCTTTCTGACGATGATGCTAGTGAGGATTTCTATGACAAGACCACCATAGCGTTTTTCCCATACGATTGCGACAAGTGTGTCCGTGCCAAGGCAGGGTTATGCAACAAGTGTGTATATCATCGTGAATCAACAGGTGATCTTAGTGATGACGAACGTAAATGGATAAAGGAAAACGATACATGGAAAGGGTAGTCTATGTCTGTAAGGAAAACTACTAATTTAACGGTAAGAAATAAAGAAAGGGAAAGGCGTGTAAGGGAAATAGAGGAAGAGGGAGTATTTGATTATTACCATAAATTTACTCCTGTCCAGTTGTACAAGTACCTTTCACCTCTATGTAGTATTGATGCGTTACGGGTATTACGTTTGTGCGTATTATCCGCACAGAGGGGAGATAATATGATAACGTTGAAGTTTATAAGGAGGCAACTGAAATATAAGCCCAGGCGTTCTGTTTTTGATTCATTGATAAATGCCGGATTGATAATAGAACCAGTTCCTAATGTTTTTTCCTGTACGGTGAAGGTGAACGAGTATTCTCATATATTGAGCATGATGCGTATTGATGATAATGCTCCCGATGTTGTAGATGTGGATGATTTAAATTGTTACAAAGTTGTAGCAGAGGATAATATTAGTTACCGTGTCGTTAGCAAACGGGGAAGTGTTATAAAGAGTTTTACTGATAAGAGTGAAGCAAGTGATTATCTTGACGAACTGTATTTCCCTAAAGGTGAAGATGGTGACGTGGAAGCATTGTCGAAAGAGGAAGAGGAAGAATTAACCATTTAGTTAACTATTTTTAGTATTGTTTTCTGTGTTAGTTTATTTTTTAATATTACTTTTGTCGCATGAGATATTGCTATGATAAAGAACGGTATGATTATCTTGTCAACGAGATTTTTAAATGTGGCAAGATACTTAAAGAGAACACCACTAATGGTAAGGAAGTTAGCTGGAAGGTTTTCTGGATAAGGGTGGACGCTCACAAAAGAAGGCTGTCCGCAATGAGAGAATTGGATCGGATTAAAGAAGAAAAATATAAAAAATAAAAAAATGGATTTAGTATTAAATTGTAAAGTAAAGAAAGTAGGTCAGTTACAGGCTGGTACAAGTAAGGCAGGTAATCCTTGGCAGAAGAGAAATTATCTCGTTGAGGAAATTGGTTCCATGTATTCCAAAGAGGTGTATTTCTATGTAATGGGCACCCTGTGTGATCTTCAATTGAAAGAGGGTGATACTATTACTGCCCATCTTGAAATCAGAGCAAGAGAATACCAGGGTAAATATTACAATGAAGTTGGGTGCTTTAAGATAGATATGCCGCAACCAGCACAAGCTCCATCACCTGCACCTGTCCAGCCTGAAAGACGGGATGATTTGCCCTTTTAGTATTGCAATGCTATCAGAAATGTGTGGTTTTTGCCTGTATTGATTAAATTCTTGTTTTTGTTTGCGGATGGAGGTTTATCTTTTTTGCCATATTTCGGGTTTTCCTCCATCCGATTTTTTTGTAGTTAATAATGAAACGAATAAAGAGTAAATTTCCTTTAGCTGACATATTTAATTTTGTGTTGGGTAAGTTATCCGTTTTGAAATCTATTTCTGAACCTGTAACTTTCTCTTCCCGTGATAATGCTTTACCTGCATTGTATTATGATGTTGTGTTATATGAAAAGTATTTGAATGATACAATGTCTAAACTTATGGGGTGGATTGATGATATCAATCAATACAAGTCTGTTGGATATGATCATTCTAAGTTTGTTGAGATGAAAACAAACGAGTATAAAGAAACATGGCCTTTTGATTCGGAAGATGATATCCCGTATTTTTCTTTTAAGAGTTGTTTGGTGTGTGAAGATTATAGGGATATCGTATTGGATTGCTCTGATGATGATATTACAAGCATGATGAATGTAGTTAGTCTTATGAGCCGTTTTGATGTATGTGAGTTTTTCAAAATTCCTTCATACAAAATTGAGGAAGATGGAACTATACATGAGAGAACTTTTGCAGACAAGGAGATGGATAAGGCTTCAAACAGCGTGATGATTGATGATGTTCGTTCTACTATGATTCATGTTAACAGGAAGATTCATTCTTTGGTTGACTACATAAAAAGCATTGATGAGGACAAATTTGATGAGAGCGTTGTGACAAAGATAGAAAGGGAGGTATTTAAAATACGGCATTTATAACCAATTTGACACTATATGAGAAATAACAAAAACATTAAAATAATAATTTATATGAAAAAAATTTCAGAAATAATGATGATTGTATTCTGTCCTTATATTGTTATATATAGACAGAAACGACAAATAAGATTATTAAAAAGCGATATGAATTACGCCAGCAAACTTTGGAGCATTGAAAGAGATCCCAGAAATGTAGATTATAACTGGATTGTAAGAAACGCATTTCATGTTAAACCTATTTTTTCTAGATACGATGCGCCACATAATCTAAAAAAACGTCACACATAAACTTATTAGGGGCTTCTGTAAGTTTAAATGATTCAAATTGAACAGGTGATACATTTGAAAAGGTGACAATATCTTCGTAAATTTCATGTCTTTCTTCAAAATGTATTGTAAGAGTTTGACTATCTTTATAGTAATAAGCCTTACCTTTTAAATCTGACTTTAATTCATATATTTCTACATTATTACTGTATTTCATAATCTTTCATTTTTAGATAAATATATTTTTAAAATTAAATATTATGGCGTTACGGTCTATCTTTTCTTTGTATTTATTTGCATATTTAACTTTTTATTATTATATTGCAGAAGAATCAAAGAAAAGGAGGCTGTATGAAAAAGTCAATGAATTTTCTAGAGTTTACTCAGAAATTTTCGTCTGAGGAAATATGTATTCAAACGCTTGAGCATGTAAGATGGGGTGGCAAGGTTGTTTCTCCGTTTGATCCTACATCCAAGGTTTATAAATGTAAAAATCATAAGTATAAATGTAAGAATACAAACAGATATTTTACTGTAAGAACTGGTACATATTTTGCGAACAGCAACCTTTCTTTTATGAAGGCATTTATAACTAATTGGACACCACTTAAAAAAGGGGGTGTCCAATTAGTTATAAATGCCTAAAATACTTTATTTGGAACAAGATAGCAATTAAATCATATTGATATGAAAAAGTACATTGGAACAAAACAGATTGAAGCAGAACCTATTACAAGAGGTGATGCGTGGGGAAAACATCTTCTTAGAGAAAAACCGTCAACGGAAAATTTCGATGATGAGGGCTATCATGTTCGTTATGAAGATGGATACGAAAGCTGGAGTCCTAAAGATACGTTTGAAAAGGCGTATAATATTGCCGAAACAACAGTTGACCGTATGCAGATAGAAGCCAAAGAACTCAATGGAAGATATGTAAAGTTAGCCGCTTTCATAGATTCAGGGAAAATGGATGAAGTCGTTAATGATATGTACAACAAGTGTTTACTGGAAATGCAGTGTTGTACTATGTTCGACTATATACGGCTTCTTGATACTCTCATACAGCGTATGCAAGGTTCTGATGACGCAGAAGTGCGGAATATGAACTTTGGTATGGCGATCAAGGCTCTTAAATACGGTTATGCTGTCCGTAGAAACGGCTGGAATGATAAGGGCCTATGGGTTATCAAACATGTACTGGCACACATTGATAGCGACATTATTCCCAAGATGCAATCTCTTCCGCAATCAGCAAAAGACCTTATTCTGAAAGGCAAAGGATTCATTGACTATACAAGCCAGTGTCTTATTTACAATGAGAACACCGGGCGTGCTGATTCATGGGTTCCGTCTATTAGCGATGTGTTTGCCGATGATTGGGAGATTGTTGTTTAATTTTGGCTTAATTCACAATAATTATTATATTTGTACCATAAAAGATCATTAAAACAATATTTGTCTTATGGACTGTTGCCTGGATCTTAATTCTTTTCATAATTTAAAAGGGGTAGGGGTGGTATAGTCCTTTTCATTTATGCTATAACCACCCATTATTTATTAGGAATGTATAGTCAGTTAAACACTAGATATATGAAAAATTTGTTCAAAATGTACAGAGAATGGAGAAATAGAAAGTTTGTGGAAAAGATAAACAAGGTCTATTTCAAACAAGATAATTACGGCAATCTTTTTATGGAAGGAAGCCTGTATGTTTATGGTAAAAACAATGGTGTAATTTCATATTGTCCGGATAAGTCATTTAATGAGGTTAAAAAGTCTATATCTGACTTGTCATGAGAAAAAAAGAACTTATTAAAAAAATGAGAGAATATCAGTCTTGGCGGAAAGGTGCTGATATCCCTATGATGCCGCCATCCGAAGTAACTAGGATGATTGATTCCGCAATAACGGTAATAGAAAAGTCTGATACAAGCAAGGCGAATGCCGTGCTGTTCAAAAAAGAAGTGATAGACAAACTTCATATCACTGTGGGTGCTATGATTTTGGACGGATATGACGAGTTGGATTCATGTGTAAAATATGTTAATGACTTAATACGTGAGTTAGATGAAAATTAATTTGTTTGTAAACGGAAATTTGGTGTGCGACCGAAGCGAAGCGAGGGAGCACAGGGGCAGTCGAGCTGCACAGGGGCAGTCGAGCTGCACAGGGGCAGTCGAGCTGCACAGGGGCAGTCGA